CAACACATAAGGTTAGCGGGCCAGTTTGTAATACCGCTGAGAAAGAGCATCCGTATAGGAGCACTCGTACACGTTGAGCCGCGTCCGGTAATAGGACGGCAGGATTGACGCAGATTGAATGTTGCCAATCAAGAATCATTATGTTCATAAAAACCCTTAGCAAAGGAACGAAGCGAGGGATATTACGGTGTAGCGTATATTTTAAGAATATACGGTATAGCGTAAGATGTCGATGTAGGTTGGGAAAGGTCAGAGCCCATTGAACAATGCAAATACCTACTTCCAAGTCTTGGCTGTGACGGACTCACATGAAGTTCAAGATTAGATGGAACCATAAAATAGGTTCCGTCTGACTGAAACAATCTACATGAAGCAATTACAATGTTACTTCGTAACATTGCTTTAATTCATATCTATTACTTCTAACAAACGAAGTGTTGTAGTTTGAGCGATAGCGAAAACTTGTTTTAACGAAGTTAAAACATAAATACACTTGTATAAATTATATTAAGGATAATTCAGATGAAAGTTGCACAGATTGTTACAGAAGCTCCTAGGATTGAACCTGGCTTTGATATTAATAAAGCTATGTCAAGTATAGATGTTGGTAAAGAACCAACAATATCATCTAAAAAATCTACAAACACTGGAACAGGACCTTTAAAAGGACAAGCTATCAAACATCGTGGCGTTGTGTACCAATGGAAAGGTGCTAACTGGATTGTAACTGATAATTCTGAATGGAAACAGAAAAATCCAAGAAATAAAAAATCATTCAAAGTAGGATCTATTGCTCCTGCAGATACTACTACTGTATTGAATAACAAAGCAAATGCTGTCAATGCAGGTAGGGGCGGAAAATCCAATACTTCATCAAATACTGATACAAAAACAACAACAAAATCTAATCCTACTGATTCTTCTAAAATTTCTGCAACAAAGTCTGACAAAACAGATTATGAAAAGGACATGGATAAATCTAAGAAGAATAAAGTAAAAGACTTGATTGATCCTAAAAAAGATATGGGTTTACTGAAAAAGATTTGGAAAAGCAAAGCTACATCAGTAATATTAGGAGCAGTTAAAGGATTCCTTGGTGGTTGGGCAGGAAAAATTGCTATTACGGCGTGGGACGTAAGTGGTGTTGTAGGAGCTCACAACGAATATTTTGATGTGTTACAAAAACAGTATGATGATAAAAAATCTGGTGCACCTGTAAGAACACTTATGGAAAATGGAAACAAGCTCAAATATATACGAGAAGAAAAAATTGTAAAGCCTATGGTAGAACTAACCTTTGGCTCTATTGGTATGTTCATAGCCGCTGGTGGTCTTGGAATAGCCGCTGGTGGTTTAGTAGCAGGATTTTTTACAGGTGGTATAGGATGGATTTTAACATTACTAGCAGGTGCGGCAGCAGCCTATGGCGGATATGAAGGCGGTATAATGATAGCCAAAGAACTTGGTTGGTATGAAGCATTGTACACAAGATGGATGAATCCTGAAAACGGATATCTTACTTCCAAGTATCTTGCACGAGAATATGAAGAGTTTGGAGATCTAACATTTTGGACTACGTTAATGGCAATTAGTAGAGTAAATCCAGCTGTAAATCCTTTGCAAGCGCCTTTGATAGATCCTAGAGATGTAGGCGGAGTTGTAAAAGATAAAATAGATGCTATAATAAAAGAAGAAACTGTTATTTCTGCAGATTCTTCAAAAGAAAAAGTAATAGATATGCTTAAGAGCGATAAAAAACTTGCAAAATTATTCCAAAAAGGCAAACAAGAATTAAAGAAACAAAGAAAGCAAGAAGCTAAACGAGAGGCAACCTAGTTTTTTCAGTTGTTTCAATATTATCTTTGATAATTTTGTTTAATATTTCCAAATCATCTACACTAATTTTATACATGAGATCATGATAACTAAATGCTCCTCGCATGTACCATCCTAGTCTATATCTGCTGTCTTTGATTTGTTTTATTTCTAATTCGTAGTTTTTTCCTAGAGCTACGATATCAGATTCCTCGAGTGGAGAAACTTGGTTCCGAAAAAATTTGCGTAATCCACATCTAAAGCTGCCCTATATTCTTTGCCACAGTCTTCTGCCCCACAAACTGCGTCTAATGCTGGTAGATTCCATTTCAGCACTAGTTCCTGTATTTTTTTCTTTAGTTGATCAAAAAATTCTACGTCATTGCTTTTTACAAATTCTGTAATTGCATTCAAATCAGTTTCTTTTTGATCTCCTCGTGTAACTTCACTGATATATGAAATAGCAAGACGTATGTTAATATCTGCTCCTGTGTTGTAACAACCTTGTGATTGTTTGTTTTTGTCGTCGTCTGATAAATTTGGATCTCTAGCTATCTGTAATAGTGTTCTTTCATTTGTAAAATTTTCAATACTAAAATCAGTTTGACTTCTATAAGTTATAGGTGATAAATGAAAAGTGAATCCGTTGAGTTCAAATGAAAAATCAGTTGTATAATTTGTAAAATTATCTAACACTCTAGTTAGTTGAACTTGATGTTCGTGTGATGCTGAACAATGTGGACACATTGTTGTTGTGTCCATAGATTCGCCATATGTCGCTATTCTAATAGCAATAAGCACGTAATCTATATCATATCCTACTAATTGCCACGGGTCTTTTATTGTTGGAATACAACTTTTTATCACTTCTGCTGTTGCATCTCCGGAAAACAAAGCATCAGGAGTTTTGAAAAGTATTTCGTCCATTGCGTTCATACCAAACACTGGTATTTGCACAAATTGATTACCTTCTATAATAGACTCGTCATACCATTTGCCTTTACTAGGCAAGTCAATAAAAAGTTTTGGTTGTCTTTGGTATTCTTGAAGAAAACTAGTCATATAATTCCTTAGCTAAATACATATACTATATTTATGGATACTAGTTATCTAGGGTTATAATAATGACTGAAGAAGAACTCAAAGACTTACGAATTGCTATAGCAGAAGGCGTCACTGCAGGCGTCAAAACGGGCATAGCTCAGGCTGAAAAAGCCAGAACTGATCCGAGCACACAAGGTGGATTTAGTGGTGTAAAAGGAAAAACTAATTTTGACGGATTCTTTTCTTCTACACAACAAGCGGCACACCAAACAGATAAATTTGGCAGGATGATAAACGAAGCAGGTGGTAGTTTATCTGCAAACATGGGTGATCTTGCCAAAAGGTTCAAAGACGTACCTATAATTGAAACATTAGCTGGTGCATCTAGTAGTGTAGTTAGTTTTATAGAAGAAACAAACGATACCTTTCAAAAATTATCAAAAGTTGGTGCAGGATTAGAAGGTAGACTGTCAGAATTACGTATTGGTGCCGCTGATACCAGGATGCCACTAGGAACTTTTGCAAATATGATAGGTAGTAATGCTGAACTATTAGCAGGTTTTCAAGGCGGTGTTACAGGTGGTGTAAAAGTTTTTAGAAATTTAAGCAAAGCTATGATGGAAGGCGATACAATTAATCAATTCCAAAATCTAGGCTTTACACTAGAAGAATCAAATGAATTTATCCTTAAAAACTTAGAAGTACAAAGACGTCAAGCAAGATTTAGAAATAGAGACGGTAGTTTAAGCGAAACGGCAATGCTAGAAGCTAGTTTGCGTATGGCTAAAAGTTTAGATGTAATGGCAAAGGTTGCAGGCAAACAACTAGACCAAATGCAGGATGAAATAATCAATAGGCAAAGAGTTGGAGCAACAGATGCTAAACTACGTCTATTAGAACAGCAAGGTATAATAGGTGCAAGAGATGCCTATGACAGAGCAAACGAATCTCTTGCTGGTGCACCTAAAGTAACAAGAGATTTATTAGCAGAACTTGTGCAAACAGGAGCACCTATGTCTGCGGCTACTAAACAATTTGCGGCTTTGAATGGAGAAGCATATGACGCTTTGCGTAAACAAGCAAACGCTATTAAGAGTGGTGACACAGAAGCAGCCGCTAAATTAGGTCAACAAGCTACAGCGGCTACAGTTAAGTCAGTAAGTAGCACACAAAATCTCACAGTGGCAACACTAGCAGGAGTTAGTGAAATAGCTCAGAATCAAGCAAACGTATTGGAAGAAACAAGTCCATTAATTGACCAAATACAAAACACAGCAAAACGAACCGGTGTAGCTTTGCAAACAACTGAAGATTATGTAAAAGTCTTCAATAGAATATTAGAAGAAGCGGCAACAAGGACAGATACCCAGGCTGCAGGTGCAGGGCAAGATCAAGAGTTAAGTGTAACTGTAAACGAAATACAAAAAGGTCTAGCCAACACTGCTTCTGAGTTGAATAAATTTATTGGTCAGCAAATAAGAGGACAGACAGAAATAGCAAATATGTTAGATGGTGCGGCAAAGGAAATTACTAGAGGACTAGATTTAACAACACAATTTTTTAAAGGTATTAATAATGATCCGGCTAATCCAGCTAACTTGCCGCCAGAACAAGTAAACAGCTTACAAGCAGAAATAGACAGCGGTTCCGCAACTGCTGAAAGATTAGCTGAAATAGGGCGTATAGTAGATGGAATGGGCTATATGATTGATGATGAAATGCAAATTGTCAAAAAAGCAAGACTGTTAGGTGGTATGGTAAACAAAGGCAAGGTATACACAATAGGCGAGCAAGGACCAGAAACATTTGTACCAGGCATGGATGGCGCAATTATACCTAACATGAAGAGCATGCTTAATAAAATGCCAGATCTAGCAAAACAAATGAGCAATAACTTTAGTCCTGCTAACATGCGGAATATGATGAAAGCACAACCAGATATGTCTAAAACATTGCAAGATGAGATAGCTATGCTAGGTGCTCCAGTGTCAGAAGCGGCTAGAACTGCGGCTGTAAACATGCAAAATAGCCAATCTGTAGAAGAAAAACTTGACATCCTGAACCAAAGTGTGTTACAATTAGTTGGTATAAATAACATGCAGGCACAAATTGGTAACAAACAAATTAAAACTATGCGAAGTACCGGTAATTTCATGCAGGGGATAGGTAGAGTATAAATGAGTTGGAAAAAATATTTCACTCCGGTGCAAACTGGAGATAACATAGCTGGAAGCTATTCACCTATCAGCGGACAAGGATCAAACGGGCGTCCAGGACCAGCAAGGTCTAATTATTCATCTTATTTGCCTGATGTTTATGTTGGATCACCCAATAGAGTAGAACGTTACGGACAATACAATACAATGGATAATGATAGTGAGGTAAATGCCGCACTAGATATCCTTGCAGAATTTTGCACACAAAAAAATGACGAGAACGGTACAAATTTTACTTTTCAATATAACAAACATGCGACGAACAATGAAATTAAAATTCTTGGTGAATATTTAAAACAATGGTGTAAAATTAATAATTTTGAAACACGTATGTTTAGAACATTTCGTAATGTATTCAAATACGGCGATGCAATATTTTTGAGAGATCCAGAAACAAAAAAATTATTTCATGTAGATCCTGCAAAACTTACACGTATTATTGTTAACGAATCAGAAGGTAAAAGACCAGAACAATATATTATCAAAGAAGTAAATTTAAATTTTAAAGAAATGGTAGCTACGACTCCTCATATTACACAAGGTGCTATGGGAACACCAGGTGCAAGTTTACCAGGCGCAAGTTATCAAACTGGTGGTGCTAGAGGAATGGTAGGCGGAGTTAATGTACCGCCTGGATCAAGATTTACTATTGAAGAAGGCGAAACTGCAATTGATGCAGAACATGTAGTTCATTTAAGTTTATCAGAAGGGTTGGACAATAACTATCCATTTGGTAATTCATTACTAGAAACTATTTTTAAAGTATTCAAGCAAAAAGAATTATTAGAAGACGCAATTATTATTTACAGAGTGCAAAGAGCACCTGAACGTAGAGTATTCTACGTTGATGTGGGTAACATGCCATCACACCTTGCTATGCAATTTGTGGAACGTGTTAAAACGGAAATACACCAAAGACGTATCCCATCGGCGACAGGCGGAGGCACAAATGTTATAGACAGTTCTTACAATCCGTTGTCAATCAACGAAGACTACTTCTTTCCGCAAACAGCTGAAGGACGTGGATCTAAAGTTGAAACACTACCCGGCGGTACTAACTTAGGTGAAATAGACGACCTACGTTATTTTACAAACAAACTTGTGAGAGGTTTGCGTATTCCAAGTTCTTATTTGCCTACAGGAGCAGATGATGCAACATCTTCCTACAATGACGGTAGAGTAGGCACAGCGTTTATCCAAGAATTAAGGTTTAACAAATATTGTGAGCGTTTACAAGGATTAATAATTGAAGAATTCAATCAAGAATTTAAGCGTTATCTTTTAGAAAAAGGTGTTAACATTGACACTGCAATGTTTGATATTACTTTTGAACCACCACAAAACTTTGCGGCTTATAGACAATCAGAATTAGATAATGCAAGAGTTCCAACATTTACACAAATGAGTGCAATACCTTATGTGTCTAATAGATTTGCAATGAAACGTTTCTTAGGCATGAGTCCTGAAGAGATAGCAGAAAACGAAAGATTATGGCGTGAAGAAAATGATGAGAATCTGGATACGCCACCACAAGATGCAAGTGCTGAAATGAGAGGTGCAGGTATTAGTTCTGCAGGTATTAGTGCTGACATTGAAGGTGCAGAAGATATTGCACCAGGGGATGCAGGTGCAGAGATAGGACAAGAAGCTACTCCACCTGACACTGTTACAGGTGGCGGAGCAACAGCTCCAGGCGCACCAGCGGCAACAACTGATCAAACGATATAAATACTACTATGATACTGAGAGAAATATTTTATTACGATAAAGAAACTGTAGAACCGATCGAAGACGATCGTTATGAACCTCAGTATGATGATTCTATAGTTGATTTAGATGATACAAGAAAAACTAGATTAACACTACGCCAAATCAACCGTGCAAGGAAAGCAAGCGAGCTACATACTACTGAAAAGTCTGAAGAGTTAGACTTTGTAAGAGCAATGTATGGAATAGCGGCGCAAGCGGCCGCTGCCGGTGTTTAATGCCCAAGTTAGATAAGACGCAATATTCAAAAGAAGAAGCAGCTCGTTTAATGGAAATTAGACGTTTAGAAAAAGTATCTCGTCAAAAAAAAGAAATATTTGCTAAAAGAACAAAACCTATAAGTTTTATAGAAGAAGAACCTATTGACATTGAAAGATTTAGACATAATCAAAAGTTTGCATTTGTGTTAGGAAATGGTGTAAGCAGAGGATTTGTTGAGCCGCAAGACTTAAAAATATACGGTCCTATATACGGATGTAATGCTTTATATAGAACTTTTAGACCAGATTATTTGGTTGCAGTAGATGTTAAAATGGTTCTTGAAATAAACAAATCAGGTTATCAAAATAAAAATCAAGTCTGGACAAATCCTAATAATTCATATAGAGGCATACAACATTTAAACTTTTTCCAACCTAGCAAAGGATGGAGTAGTGGTCCAACTGCTTTATGGTTGTCTGCTCAACATAGACATAATCAAATCTATATTTTAGGTTTTGATTACAGGGGTTTAAATGATGGACAACGTTTTAATAATTTATATGCAGATACACCTAATTATAAACGTTCACAAGACGGTGCTACATTCTTCGGAAATTGGCTTAGACAAACAGTTTCTGTAGTAAAAGAGCATCCAGAAACACAATTTTATCGTGTTATAGCACCAGATAATTACTGTCCTGACGAACTAAATACTCTTGAAAACTACAACACTATTAGTATAAAAGAGTTTAAAACACGGTTTGTTTTACCGTAATTAATCAAAACGGCTCGTTTTGAGCCTGTTTCTACGCATATTTCCCAATAAATAGTAAATACAATGACAGCCTTACCATAGGTAAAATTATTTATAGGAGAAAAAAATGGCAGATCGCAATAAATTTGAAGAAATGCTTGAGAAACTTGTCAACGAAGACAAGGCAGGAGCAGAAGAACTATTTCATGAAATAGTTGTAGAAAAATCAAGAGACATATATGAAGGATTACTTGAAGCTGATCTAGAAGTAGATGAAGCTGATGACGAAGAGACAAAAGAATCTTCTAACGATGAAGAAGTCGATGAAGCATCAAAGGACGAAGAAGTAGATGAGTCCGATGAAGAAGAAGTTGATGAAGCATCAAAAGATGATGACGAAGACGTTAAAGAAGATTTTGATCTTGACGAATTTGAAGTAGAAGGTGACCCAGCAGACGACATGATGGATAAGATGGGAATGGACGACGACGGTGAAGGCGACATGGACATGGATATGGACATGGACGGCGACAGCGATGACGAAGATTTAGAAGACCGTGTTGACGATCTTGAAACTGCGTTGGATGACCTTAAAGCAGAATTTGACAAAATGATGGGCGACGAAGAAGGCGGCGACGAAGAAGGCGACATGGACATGGATATGGATATGGACATGGGCGACGAAGGCGAAGCTGAAGACGAGTCCGTTGCATTAGAATCTAAGGATGACGAAGAAGTAGATGAAGCGTCAGACGAAGAAGTTGACGAATCAGATGACGAAGAAACTGATGAATCAACAAAATCAGAAGCAGAACAAATGCGTGAATATGTTGAAAAAGTAGCAGGCGGTGGACTTGATGCACAAAAAATTGGCGGCGACAATGGCGCTAATACAAAAAGTCCAGTAGCAAGCAAAAACGACATGGGCGGTGATGCTTCAAACTTGGTAGCAGGTGGCGAAGCTGACACAGGCGGAACATCAGGCGGATTAGCAGGTAATACACCAAAAGTGGACGACCATAAAAATGTTAACAAGCCAGGTGGTAAAGCAGGTAAGTCAATGAGCAACATGCCAAAAGGCCATGGCGCAGAGAAAAAAGGCGCAGGCGACACAGCAGCCAATAAGAAACCTGTAATTGGCGGTTAAATTAAGTTAGGAAGTTTTGTATGGTTAATTTACGAGAGCATTTGACATTCGACCAGGCACAGATTGTTGTGGAGAATGCCAACGAAGGAAAAGACTTGTATATGAAAGGTATTTGTATACAAGGCGGAGTACGCAATGCTAATCAGCGTGTGTATCCTGTAAATGAAATTGGCAGGGCTGTCAAAACTCTCAATGATCAAATAACAGGAGGATATAGTGTTCTCGGAGAAGTTGATCATCCGGAAGGACTTAACATAAACTTAGATCGTGTGAGTCATATGATTCAAGAAACTTGGATGGATGGCGCAAACGGTTATGGTAAATTAAAAATTCTACCAACACCAATGGGAAACCTAGTTCGCACTATGCTTGAAAGCGGTGTGAAACTAGGCGTCTCATCTAGGGGTAGCGGAAATGTATCAGAAGACGGTAACAATACTGTCTCTGACTTTGAAATAATTACAGTGGACGTTGTTGCACAACCAAGTGCTCCAGGTGCGTACCCTACGCCAATTTACGAACACTTAATGAATGCCCGCGGAGGGTACAAGGCTTACGAATTTGCACAGGCGACAAAAGAAGATCCTAAGGCTCAAAAATACTTAAAAGAATCTCTAATCAACTTGATTAGCAGACTCCAATAAAAGGAGAAAAATATGTTGGACGCACTTAAAACACTTTTTGAAAACGATGTAGTTTCAGAAGAAGTACGTGCCGAAATTGAAAACGCTTGGGAAGCAAAAATCAAGGAGAACAGACAGACTGTAACTGCTGAACTTCGTGAAGAGTTTGCTAAAAAGTATGAGCATGATAAATCAACTATGGTTGATGCAATTGATGCTATGCTTTCAGAGCGTTTAGAGTCAGAAATTACTGAGTTTGCGGAAGACCGTAAGCAACTAGCAGAAGCAAAAGCAAAATATGCAGTAGCACAGCGTGAAAATGCTGATCTAATGCAGAAATTTGTTATGCAAACGCTGAAAAAGGAAGTTTCTGAACTACATGAAGATCAAAAAGGCATGGCTGACAAGTTTACTATGCTTGAAAACTTCATTGTAGACGCACTTGCAAAAGAAATTGCAGAGTTCCACGAAGACAAAAAAGATTTAGCGGAAACTAAGGTAAAACTTATAAAAGAAGCTAAAAATAAATTTGCTGAAGTCAAAAAAGACTTCATAGCGAAAGGTGCAGCTAAGGTATCTTCAATTGTTGAAAATCAATTACAAAAAGAACTTTCAACATTGAAAGAAGATATTGGAGAAGCACGTAAAAACGACTTTGGTCGTAAGATGTTTGAAGCATTTGCCAGTGAGTATGCAACAAGTCATCTGAATGAAAAATCAGAGACTGCAAAACTTATGAAAGTAGTGGCAACTAAAGACAAACAACTAGCAGACGCAAAGACATTTGCTGTGAAAGCAAAGAAACTTGCAGAAGCTAAAGACAACGAAGTCAAGCGTATGGCACAAATCGCTGAACGCAAAGAAAAAATTAATGATTTGTTAGGTCCTTTGAACAAGGATCAAAAAGAGATCATGACAGATTTACTGGAATCAGTTCAAACAAACAGGCTACAATCTGCGTTTGATAAGTACCTACCGGCAGTTATCGACGGTAAAACTCCAGCAAAGCAGAAGGCAGTTATTACAGAAGGCACAGAAGTCACAGGCAATAGAGAAACAGAAACTAACGTTAGTTCAAAAGCAGACGATAATGTCGTTGACATTAGACGTTTAGCTGGTTTAAATTAAGGAGAAAACTATGTCAGAACTATTAGAAAGTCGCTGGCAGGATACAAAAACAGCACTTCTTGAAGGCCTTAACGGCACAAAGAAAAGCGTGATGGCGGCTACACTTGAAAATACTCGCAAGTATTTGTCAGAAACTGCTACAGCTGGTGCTACATCTGCCGGTAACGTTGCAACTCTTAACAGAGTTATCCTACCCGTTATTAGACGTGTAATGCCAACAGTCATTGCTAATGAGCTTGTTGGTGTTCAGCCTATGACAGGTCCAGTGGGTCAAATCCACACATTGAGAGTACGCTACTCTGATACAGCAGGCTCAGGCGCAAGCGGAGCAGTAGCTGGTGAAGAAGCACTTTCACCATTCAAGATTGCTGAAGCATATTCAGGTGACGCATCAACTGCTAAAGGTGCTAATACAGCAGCTTTAGAAGGTTCAGCTGGAAACAGACTAAGCATTCAGATCTTAAAGCAAACAGTTGAAGCTAAATCAAGAAAGCTATCAGCTCGTTGGACTTTTGAATCTGCTCAAGATGCTCAGTCACAGCATGGTATTGATGTTGAAGCAGAAATTATGGCTGCTTTAGCACAAGAAATAACAGCTGAAATTGATCAGGAAGTTATCGGTTCATTGAACACACTTGCTGGTACAGCAGTTGAAACATACGATCAAGCGGCAGTATCAGGTACAGCAACATTTGTTGGTGACGAGCATGCGGCACTTGCTGTTCAAATCAACAGAGCAGCTAACTTGATTGCACAGCGTACAAGAAGAGGCGCAGGTAACTGGGCAGTTGTAAGTCCATTTGCACTTACAATTTTACAGTCTGCAACAACTTCTGCGTTTGCACGTACTACAGAAGGTTCATTTGAAGCACCAACTAACACAAAAATGGTTGGTACATTGAATAACGCAATGAAAGTATATGTAAACACATACGCAGGTGATGATGCAAACGTACTTGTTGGTTACAAGGGATCAAGCGAATCAGACGCAGCAGCGTTCTATTGCCCATATATCCCACTAATGTCAAGCGGCGTTGTATTAGATCCAACATCATTCGAGCCAGTCGTGAGTTTCATGACTAGATACGGATATGTTGAGCTTTCAAATACAGCTTCTTCATTAGGTAACGCGGCTGATTATCTTGCAAACGTTGCTATAACAAACGGTAACGTAAGCTTCAGCTAAGTTTTACTTACAAAATATTAAATAGGCCCTACGGGGCCTATTTTTTTGACTAAATATTTGTACGTTCATCCTACGGGACGGAAGTAGCATTATGCGAAGGAACGCACTCAACTGTAAAAAGGAGAGTGATATGAACTACAGAGACTTCGAACTTGCTCGCAAAAAAGAGCGTACTAGATTAAGTCATTTAGCAATAATACGCAAACTTATCAAAGAACGCCAATCTAGACCACGTTGCGAGAAGAATATCTTGAGTAATGATCCAAGATTGCAAAAAATATAACATTTTGGTAAAAAAAAGGTTGACATTAGTAATTTAATTTGCTATAGTGTATACATAAGCTAAAAACTTGTAGCTAGAGTTTTTATATAGTGCAAGGAAGAGGCGTTTACCAGAGCGTCGAACTTGGCAAGTTAGGGGTGGTACCCAGGCATGGTTGTAGAAATACGTTGTGTCACATCGCTCTCCCGAGCGGAACTTGGCTCCCTGGCTTTGAGAATGGTATCTCGGTCGAGGGGTTGGAGGTATAACCTAGTCCTCCCTATTTTGCTTATTCTATTTTAGGTATACAAGGCAACTTGTATACCTTTTTCCTTTTGTGATAAATACATACGTCAGATAGTGTGCCGCAAGGCGGACTTATGCTGTGACCCACAGCGTAGCCCATAGAACGGGCATCGGACTTCTATAAAGGAGAAAACAAATGGGAAGACCACTTAATAAAAGATTATTCGGAGTTGCAGGTGTAGGTCCTACAGCGGCCGGTAACGAAATCAAAGTAAACTTTCATAACGGCTCAGGTGTTAAAGAAGGTTATATCGTAAAACAGCTAGGATCAAAAAAATTCCGTTGTGAAGAAATTGAAACAGCTGGTACATTTGATTGTACACTAAAAACTGGGATACTGCCTGCAAACTTATCAGCAGGTGAAATGGCAATTTCATTCAAAATGGATGACGGCGAAACTTACGGTGTAAGTAAAATTTCAGGACGTAAAGCAACATTAGCAAAACCAAGTAATACTGGCTCTAATGCATTTGACGGAAAGTCTGTTGCATGGAACTTTGCAACATCTACTTCAGATGGTGCCGCACAAGTTGAAGAAGCTGGTGACGATAATACATTATCAGGTACTGACGATGATGATTTCACAGAAGACGCATAAGGCATAATCTATGAAACGGCCAATAAACGTCTTTTTTGATATACTATACAAACTTAAGGATTTGATAGTGAATGTGAAAATAGGAGATGCTAATTTTTCGTTGTTAGGAAAAATTGTTTCGCAAATTTCACCAAACACTTTCAAAGTAAAAGATGATATAGGCAATCAAGGCGTTTGTACTTTAGTCGAAAAAGAGGCTGAAGAATTAAACAACAATGAAATGAGTGTAAAGGGCTATGTAGACTATACAATGTCCTTTGCATTCATTGCAAGCATTGTTTACAACATAGTAGAAGATTTCAAAGGTATTACTTACAACTGGACAGTTGAACACGATTCAACATCTAGTGTAGTTTTACTAAAATATAAGGAAGCGTAATGGCAAAGATAGTAAAAGTAACTGATGGAAATTATAAAGTTATTGTTAGTAATGGTGCAACTGGTACAATTACTCTAGATACTACAGCAGGCGCTTCAACTGTTCAAGGCACAACTGTTATAAACGGAAATTTAGAAGTAAAAGGTACAACTACAACTGTAGAATCAACTGTAACTACAATAGCAGATAATATTATCACACTCAACGAAGGCGAAGCTGGTGCTGGTGTTTCTGCATCTGTAAATTATATTTCTGGTATTGAAGTTGATAGAGGAAGTTTTCCTGCGGCAAGACTTGTATTCAATGAGCAAACAGCATTTGAAACTGGTGGCTCATCAGGTACAGGCGCATGGAAGTTCCAAGATATAAATGGTGCAACACTTCCTATTACAACAAATAGTATTAACGCTGAAGGTACACTATATATTACAACTCCTACAAGTTATATAGACGTAGCTGGCACAGTAAATTATGAAAGAAATATTTTTAACTATGCATTTGATGCTGTGTTAAATGATTTTAAAATTACTGATCCAGGAGGAGGTCCTACTTTACAATCAGACGGACTTGTAAATGCAAAAGCAGTAGTTGATTACGTAACATATAGCCAATCTAATCTTTTACAGCCTGGTATTGAAGATGGTGATACTAGTGTAAGAACAAAGGATTTTGATACTACAGGAGTTGAAAGCACAGTTGAAGTTGCAGTAGACGGAACAGTAATAGCAAACATTTATCAAAACAGATTAGAAGTTGCAGATATAAAAATACAAGATAATGAAATTTCTACAAATATATCTAACCAAGATTTAAAATTATCAGCACCTGGTGTTGGCAGTGTGCTAGTCAAAGATAGTTTTGTTTTAGATGCTACACCATGGGACAATGATGCTGGATCCAATCCAAATTCTCCTGCAAGCGGTGTTAAATTTTATGCAAGAGATACGGCCAACACAGAAGGAAACACTGGACTATTTTTTGTAAATAGTAATAGTGATAGAGATGAAATAATAAGTAAAAACAGAGCATTACTTTTTAGTATGCTTTTTTAAGGAAGAGATATGGCTATAGCAACATTAACATTAAGCACAGGTTCACAACAGGATATAATTACTGTACCATCAGGAAAAAGATATGCTATCACAAATATAATGGTATGTAATACATATGATCCAGGAGGATCTAGTCCAGAAGCAGAAACATCAAAATTTGATATGCATATTTTACCAAGTGGAGAAGCGTTATCTACTACATTGAATTGTGTAGTACGACAGTTAAGTTTACCTGCTGGTGAAACATTTACATTTGATTCTGAAAGGATTGTATTAGATGCAGGAGATAAATTATCATTTGTTGGTGATGTAAATGGAAATATATGTGCAGTTGTAAGTTTCTTGGAAGTATAAAATGAGATTAATGAAAGCTCAAAATACTAACCTACGTAATATCTACGGTAATGGTATAAAGTACGATGTTAATGGTCAAATCATTATGGACAGCACTAACACAATGCTTGTACCTAAAGGCACAGAAGCTCAGCGTCCGACCAGTCCTGCTAATGGACATTTGAGATACAACACTGACGATGATCAGTTTGAAGCATATCAAAATGGAGCCTGGAGAGAACTTAGGTTTAAAGAGCCTAATCAAGATCCTGGTATCACGCAACAAAACCTAGGTAATGGAGATGCAACTGAAACAGTGTTTGGACCTTTAGTAAGTGGTGATGCAGATTATCCTGTACCTGCGGCCGCACAAAATGTTCTTGTGTTTGTTGAAAATGTTTTCCAAATATCAACAACAAACTATACATTAGAACAAAGTACAAGTGGAAATTTAACAGGACCCAATCAGCCTTATGCTGATGGATATTACATAAAATTTACATCAGCACCTGATGTAGGTAAACCTGTAACCGTATTACATAACTTCGACAAATAACCAATAAATACTACTGCAAGGAGCAGTTATGGCAGTAGGTAGAATATCCGGACCATTATTACAAAATAATCTAGAAAGAAACGGAATTGATCTGACGTTTGCAGATACAAATCCAAATTCTCCATTATTAAAATTAGACGTAACAAATAATAAAGTTATGGTGGCCGGCACCACTTCAACAGCGGATCTTCATGTACACGGTACATTGAACGGAGTGATATTAGGCATAACATCGTCGTTCGATACTGGAGATTTAGATTTTTCTGGAAATACTATAACAGCTCTAACAGGACCAATTAATTTAGATGCTCCTGAAGCTATTGTCTTAAGTGGACTTGCTACAGATAACATACAAATTAATGATAACATTATTTCTTCTCCAAATTCAAATTCTAACATAGATTTATTACCAAATGGAACAGGTTCTGTAGAGATTTTTAATGGTTTAGAAGTTTTTGGTAATTTACATTCCAATTCAAATATTACGGCTGACGGTAATATTACAATAGGTAATGACAACAACGATAATATCGTTCTTAACGCTGACATTGCAACTGATTTAATTCCAGATCAAAATAACACATTCAACATCGGAGCTGACGGTAAAAAATGGAATAATCTTGAGATAGAAACTGTTGAAGCTGCAAATGTTTTTGCACAAGGTGTTACAGTTGGAACAACTAGTTTTCATATTCCCCAAGGCAATATTTTTTATGTTGCTAAAGGTGGAAATGATAGTAATGTTGGCGACAATATGTATGGACCTTTGCTAACAGTAAAACAAGCGTTGGCAAGAGCAGATGCTAGTGTGCAAGGTCCTGTAACTATTTTTATATATCCAGGAGAATACGAAGAAATTTTTCCTTTAGAAGTACCTACTAATGTAACTGTAGCAGGCTTAGATTTGCGAAACACAATAATAAAACCTACGTCAGCAACAAATACAAACAACTGTTTTTTAATGAATGGCGAAACAACAATTCAAAATTTGACTATAAAAGATTTTTATAGTCCAGGGCATGCATTTAGTTTTGCTAACAACACAACCGTAACAACAAGATCACCATATATAAAAAATGTTACAGTAATCACAAAAGGAAGTGTAACAAGTGTAAGTGACCCAAGGGGATTTGATGCTGGAGATGCAGGTAAAGGAGCTTTAGTCGACGGAGCAAATGTTACAAGCACTAGTGAAGAAGCTAGTATGTTATTTCATAGTGTGACATTTATTACCCCAGGTGTAGATGCATTAACTATGACAAATGGTGTAAGAGTTGAATGGTTAAACTCTTTTACATATTTTGCAAACAGGGGGTTGTATGCAACAAATGGAAGTACAGGACATCTTTCTTCTGATGGAAGCACAACTATATTTGGAGCAGAGCTACGGTCAATAGGGTCAGCAAATGTATATGGAAATTTTGGAGCAGTTGGTGACGGATCGGGCGTGTTATTTTATTTGATACAACACAATATGGCTTACATAGGAGTAGGAAAAAATGTAACAAATGATTCTAGCCTAGTTATACAAAGCCAAGAAATAAGCAAATCAAATAGTGCAAATATATATTACCAAACTGTTGATCATAGGGGAAATTATCGTGTAGGCGATCAATTTTTAGTGAATCAAGACACTGGCGAAACAACTATAGTTATAACAGAAGGTCAAGTTGATTCTCTCAATGGTTTGAATATCACTACAAATAATAGCACTACTATTATAAATGGACAAGAAATTGTTGTAGGACAATTACTTTTAAAAGAAAACACAATTAGCAGTTCAGCAGGTAGAATAGATTTAAACAGTGCATCAGGTCAAATTAACTTTTTAGATAACACAAATGTTACTGGAAACGTTAGTATGACTGGCAATTTTACAATAGGTGGTAGTGCAATCGGATTTGGTAATCAACCAGGAGATACAATAAATTTTAACACACCTTTTAGCCAAAATTTATTACCTGATATAAGCGGTTTATATAACTTAGGAAGTATAACAAAAACTTGGAGCAAAGCATTTTTAAGCGAAATACAAGCTGATGATATTAATATAAAAGATAATTATATTACTACTACAGAATCAAATAGTGATTTAGAATTACGTGCTAATGGTGCAGGTAGGATTCGTTTCGACGGAAGTACATTAGACATTGATGATCAATTAGAGGTAACAGGTGTAACTAATTTTCAGAACAATGTTTCTGGTACAGGGACTTTGACACATGTAGGAAATACTTTACAAATAGGTGATAGGTCTACAACAGCTAGTGTTACGGCAACGCAAAATTTAAGATCAGGCGGTGATCTAGTTTTAGTTGGGAATGTGTTAGATCCTGGATTTTTTTATGACAAAACTTACACGTTAACAGCAAACGGTATAACTTACACATATGGACCTACTGGCGGTCCGGGAACACCTACAGATTCTTATGAAGGTAATCATTATTCAGGAATTGCCGCTTTGAATGTACCAGGACTTGTATACGGAGTAGCACCTCCGCAGCCAGGTGGTGGTCCTGTCCCTGTGCAAATTATATATACTCCACAGGCACCAGGAGATCAATTAATATTAGCAAATACTAATGGTTGGGTACATGTGGGTTTAATGGCAGGAACTTATCCAGTCAATGCAGGAGGTAGTGCAGATTTCAAAGATATTCTTATAGATGAAAATTTTATAACTACCAAAGCTGGTAATCAAGACTTAGATTTAAGAGCTCATAATACTTCTATTACAACAACATTAGGACCTTCATTTAGTGTAAATTCTCAAGAAGCAAACCCCAGGGGAATAACGTTTAATAATTTTGGTACTAAGATGTTTATTGTAGGTACTTCAGGTGACGATGTAAATGAATACACTCTCTCAGTAGGATTTGATTTAACTTCTACAGTGACATTTATTGATAGTTTTTCTGTAACACAATGTCCTAATCCAACATCAGTAAAGTTTAACACTAACGGAAGAAAAATGTTTGTTACTGGCGTAGGTAACAGCAATGTACATGAGTATGCATTGACATCTGGATTTGATGTATCAACTGCAAGTTTTACACAAACACTAGTTACAAACACAAGAGATAATGACAATTTTGGACTTGATTTTAGCAGTGATGGTACTAAAATGTATATTACAGGAAATCAAAATGACAAAATATACGAATACAATTTATCTACTGCATTTGATATTTCAACTGCAACATTTAACCAAGACCTAAATGTAAATTCAATAGATGATGAACCATTTGGAATAGAATTCAGCCCTGACGGGGACAGATTATTTATTGTTGGCACTAAAGGAAACGGTGTTGACGAATATAGATTACAAACTGCATTTAATATTGCAACTGCTACCCATATAGGATTTGTACATACAGGCGGAAATCCTTCAGGAATACACATTAGTCCAGACGGAACAAAAATGTTTATTGTAGGAAATTCAACTGATCAAGTTAAGGAATATTCATTGAGTGTTCCGTATAGTATCGCAACTGCTGGTACAGGGTTAGTACTTTTTGAAGACGATGTAAATATTACAAATAATTTGCAGGTAGCAAATATTACTGCAAATAATATTGTTACAAATCAAAATTTTTCATCACAGGCTTATGCTACGAATGATATTTTAATTGAAAATAACTTTATAACTACTACAAATTCTAATTCAAATTTAGAATTGAGAGGTACAGGTACAGGACACGTTAACTTTGAAAACATAGGAGTTATAGATGAAACTATAACAACTAGACACGGAGATAGTTCATTACCTAATTTAGTTTTAACTACAGATGCAAACTTTATAATATCTAGCACAGGATCGATACAATTACCTAAAGGCACTACTGCTGAAAGGACAGCAACAGCTGGTAGTTTAAGATTTAACAGCGAAGTGAATGCCTTTGAAGGCTACGCAACTGATAATCTTTTCTTGGGTGGTATTTTTTCCGCAGACGGACAAACAAGTGTTACAGCTGACGAAACTGCTAACAATATTTTACTTACAGTGAATAGTGCAATAGGAGCAATAGATAGCTCAAAAATTGTAGGCGAAATAAATGGTGATGGAATTAATTTACATAGATTAGATGTAGATGACATATACATAGATAGTAGTACAATTAGGACTAGTGTTTCTAACAGCAATTTAGAATTAGAAAGAGATGGCTCTGGAAAAGCTGTATTTGGAGATATTAAAATAAGTTCAAATACCATATTAAATGACAGCAACGGTAAAGCATCATTTGCAGGCACTAGTGGAATATCAGGAACAGGCGGTCCAACAGGACTTGGTTCTTGGCATAAATTTACAGGTGGTACAGGTATTGTAGTTCCTCATGGCACTAACAGCAATAGAGGAACTTTAGGACAAGTAGCTGAAATAAGATGGAATACAGAGGAATCAATACTAGAAGTGTATGACGGAGCAGAATGGATTTCAGCGGCTGGAGACACTGCGGGTGTAGATGAAGCATTTATGACAAACTCAGCACAACTTTTTGCTCTATTATTAGGGTAACTCCTAACATTTTAATAATAACGATAAATACTATTAATGCAGTAACAGCGACCATTGTTCTGCAGGTACAAACCGTGGTCAACCAGCGATAGAGGCATAAGTCTAGACAGGTTGGAGGCACAGGATGCCCATATTGAGGAGAGAAGATGGCTGTAGGTCGCATATCCGGTCCGCTCTTGAAGTCAAATCTTTTGCGTAACGGCATAGATCTGGCATTTGAGACAGACCTGCTATATTTAGATGTTAATAACCAGCGTGTCGGTATTAAGAACGCAAATCCTCAATATGAGTTAGACGTTAACGGAACAATTAGAGCAACAAATTTAATTGCTGATAACAGCATCCAAATCGATAGTATAGCTGTAAATGGTAATACAATAAGTGCAACAACACCTACATTAAATTTAGGTACGTTAGATAATGTAGTATATCAAAATAAAGCAAGAATAGATTCTATTGACATTGAAGGCAATGTAATTAGTACTAATGATTCTAATGCAAATTTAGAATTTAGACCAAACGGTACCGGTACTGTTGATGTTCATTCTAATATGAATGTTACAGGCAATATACATGCAACAGGTAATATTACAGCAGACGGCGATATTGTTCTTGGTGATGCTGATACTGATAATATAGTAATCAATGCAGACTTTGCAAGTAATATTATACCAGATCAAAATAATACCTATAATTTAGGTAGTCCAACAAAACAATGGAATACTGCCTATGTAAATGATGTAAGAGCAACTACAATTAATACACCAAATCTAGATGTTGGCGGAGTAGATTTAACACTTAGAGCTGGCAATATAATTTATGTTGCAGAAAACGGAGATGATACACATACAGGAACACATCCTCAAGATCCGGTTGCATCTATAACGCAAGGTTTAAGTTTAGCAACATCAGGAGATACAGTTATGGTATTTCCAGGTGCTTATACAGAAGTATTTCCTTTAACAATTCCAGTAGGTGTAACACTTAAAGGGCATGGTATTAGAACTGTTACCATACAACCTACAACAGCAACACGCTATAATGACGCTGTGCTATTAAACGGTGAAACTACAGTTGAAGATTTGACACTAACAGGTTTTTATAGTGGCGGTAACTTTTTTACAACAATAAGTTCAGGGACAGGTACTTTTGTAGTTAATATAGGAACTACAGACCAAGCTCACACTTACGTAAGTGGAGGCTCTGTTACTATTGGTGGAACAAGCTATAATGTGCTAGGAGCAACATATACTCATGGAACAGGAGAATTAACAGTTAATCATGGTGGAGGAGTAGATGCAGGCACAGGCGCAGATGTATTTGTGTCAGGATTACTTTTCAGTTGTAGCAGTGGAAACAAAACATATCCTAATAACGGTTATTCGTTTCGTTTTGCAACAGACTTTGAAGTAACAACTCGTTCTCCGTACATAAAAAATGTCACAGTAATTACACAAGGTAGCACAACAACAGTGGAAGATCCTAGAGGATTCAATGCCGGAGATGCTGGTAAAGGCCCTTATGTAGATGGTTCATATGCAACTACAAATTCCAAAGAAGCAAGTATGCTTTTCCATAGTGCAACATTTATTACACCAGGCGTTGATGCTCTTACTGCGACAAATGGTGCTAGAATTGAATGGTTAAATTCATTTACGTATTTTGCAAATAGATCTTTGTATGCTTATGACAGCAATGACGGAATCAAACGTAACGGTAAAACAAGAATTAGATTAGGCGGAGTATCGGGTACATTTGCCGCAGGAAATACTATTACATTTACCTCAACAGACAATTCTACAGTAGTAAATGTTACAGCAGAAAGTGTAGACGGCAATATTATTACTGTTGATGGAAGAAATATTAATCTTGTAGGATTTGATACAACGCCGGCTAGTATATCTAATGGAGCAGGTGCAACAGCTACATCAATTGAAAATTTAGATTTACAAGACTTTGGCGCAGAAATAAGAATGATAGGTTCTGCAAGTGTTTATGGTAATCAAGGACTTGTTGGGGATGGTGCAGGAGTAATTGTATATGCTATTGGACAAAATTTAGCATACATAGGCAATGGTAAAGAAGTTACAAACGATCCAGGAACTGTAGACCAAGCAGACGAAGTTATAGAATTAAATGATGCAAAGGTAAGATATAATTCTGTAGATCACAAAGGTGATTTTAGAGTTGGTGATTTATTTAGAGTAAATCAGGCAGATGGCACTGTAAACTTTGTTGCAAGTGCATTAAATTTAGACTTGACATCTGGTGCCACTTTTACAACAAACGGACAAAATACTTTTATCAACGGCGAAAGAATTGACACTGGAAACTTAAGACTTACAGGTAACACAATTTCAAGTACAGCAGGAGCAATTAATTTAGATAGTGCAAGTGGTGTAATAAACTTACTAGACAATGTTGCCGTTACAGGAAATTTAGATGTATCAGGAGATGTTTCTATTGGAGGAAATGTAACACTAGGTGATGAAACTACTGACAGTATTGCTATTGTTGCAGGAATAAACAGTAATCTTATACCAGATGTTACTAGCACATTTAGTCTTGGTACAAATACAAACACTTGGGCAAAATTATTTGTATCTGAAATATTAGCTGACGATATAGAAATTAACACAAACTATATAACAACAACTACTTCTAATAGTGATTTAGAATTACGTGCTAATGGCACTGGTAAAATTGTTATCCCAAACAACAACGTTTTAATTAATAACACTCTTACAGTTGGTAGCACAAGCACTCTTGCTACAACAAATATCACAGGTCAATTTACTCATAATGGCAATTATTCACAAACAGGCAATTCAACAATCGTAGGTGATTTGACTGTAAGCCAAGATTTAGATATAGGCGGTGTTGCACAATTTGAAGAAATCAAAATAGAAGATAATATTATTACAACTACTACTTCTAATAACAATTTAGAGTTACGTGCCCACGGTACAGGAAAAGTTATTATACCTAATAATAATGTGCAGGTTACTGGAAATTTAACAGTTGATGGAACATTCAATGTAAGTGATATTACTAGTACAGGAGATATTACTGCAAATAGTTTTAGCACAGGTGATATCCGTATAGATGACAATTTTATAGAAACAACGAATTCTAACAGTGATTTAGAACTAAGAGCGGCTGGTACAGGAGCAATACTTGTTGAAGGATTTACATTCCAACAGAATGATATATCAACCACAGGAGACATGACACTTTCTCCTGGCAGTGAAAATGTAATTTTATCAAGCACAGGTGCTGTAAAACTTCCTACAGGCACAACTGCTCAAAGACCCACTGCTGTGTCAGGACAACTTAGATACAATAGTGAATTGAACAGATTTGAAGGATATAATGGTGCTAATTGGATCAATATTAAAGGCGTGGAAGATCTTGATGCAAATACTAAAGTGACAGCTGAAAACACAGAAGGCGGTAACGACGATACAATTAGATTTATAGTCAATAATGCTACTATAGTTGATGTAAATGCAACACGATTGAACGCCCCAAGAGTAACCGTAGATGATATACAGATTGACGGAAATGTGATAAGTACAATAACAACCAACGCTGACTTACAGTTTACAGCAAATGGCACTGGTAGTGTTGTAATTGATAATTTTGCTTTCAAAGATAACACAATTACCAACACAGTAGCAGACGCTGTGACGTTGTTTGAAAAAACAGGTGCAGATGCATATTGGAAGTTTGATGGCACATATGGCTTAGTTATACCTTCAGGCGACGGAGCAACTAGACCAGTAACGCCAGAATTAGGAATGATGAGATATAATACATTTGACGAAAGAGTTGAAATTTATGACGGAGTCAGTTTTGTTGGTGTGGCAGGTTCAAGTGCTGGTGTCAACGTGCAGGAAGCTGAAGATATAGGAATATTACAAGCTCTTATGTTTGGATAAGGAAAATTAGATGGCAACATTTTTTAGAAACACAGTAGTTAAAAATGTAGGGAAAGTACCTGTAAAAGTATTAGAAACTACTGCCTCACAGAGAGCAACAGTGTTAGGTATAAGTTTTACAAACCTTACTGATAAATTTGTATATTGTGATGTTGAAATACAAAGTGACGACAGTGTAAGGGGATTTTATTTGAAAGATTCAGTATTACCTTCAGGCACAAGTTTAAGAGCAGTATCAACTGGAGAAAAATTAATATTAGCACCTAGTAATCAAATGTGGGTGAGTTGTAGTTTAAATGACGCTGTAGATGTTATTATAAGCTACGTGGAGATTGTATAATGAGTTACTATATAGGAACAACGCCGCAAGAAGTATCTGCAGGATTTATAAAAAGATATTTTTACGGACTACGCAGAAACGAAGATGGTGAATTATTTTTAGTTGTTTTAGACCAACTAAGAGGCGGCAATCAAAATGTTGTAATTGTTAACGACTTAGGTATTGCGGCGGAAAACTACCCGGACTTTGAAGAAGGTATTGACTTTTTAGATGGAATCGATGTTGATCATGAACAACTTTATCCAAATTTAAGATATCAACAGTTTAAGTGGGAAAACAGAAGTTTATTATATTACATAGAAGAAGAAACAGGATTTTTTGTACAACGTATTTCAGAAGCGTATGAATATCCAGATAAAGTAAGTACACCTGGATACGGCGCAGGCGTAGACAACCAAGTATTAACCAAATACAGTTCAGAAACGATAGGATACTAAAATGGCAGAATTTAAACTAGATAGATTTAGATATACGTGGCGAGGTGAGTGGCAAGAAAGTACTGTCTATAAAAAAGATGATATCGTTTACAATGGTGGTAAAAGTTATGTATGTGTAACTGCACACACAAGTTCATCTAATTTTGCGAACGAATCTGCTAGAATTTTACCTGGTTCAAATCCGCCACAACCTGATCCATATTGGATAGTAATGGTAAGCGGTAAAACATTCAGCGGAGTTTATACACAAGGACAAGATTATGCACCTGGAGAACTTGTATTTTATCAAGGTACGTTACATCTATGTACTATTCCTCATACTGCAACAAGTTTTGGAGAACAAAGTACTTATTGGGAAGATTTTATAGATGGCATAGATTATGTAGGAGATTGGGTAAGCGGACTTGATTACGGTGAAGGCGCCCTTGTAAAATACGGCGGTAATGTTTATAGATGTGTAAAAGCTCATAGTGCTGGAGCAACATTAGAGGAAAACGTAAGCACTAATAAAAACATTAACTGTTGGGATATGTTCCATCCTGGAATCGAATGGAAAGGAGCATGGGCAACTTCGACATTATATGAAAAGAATGACATTGTAAGTTTTGGTGGAGCAATATATGAATGTATAACCACACATACATCAGCCGGTACACAAATAAGTGCAACTGATTTTCAGATTAGGTTCACAGGAACAAAATTTAATAATGAGTGGGATAGTAACACTGTTTACTCTATCGGAGATATTGTTAGGTACGGAGGATTTTTATACAGTGCTGTAAACACAAATCAAGATAGTCAGCCATCAGTAGTTACAACATTAAACGCAAACGGAGATGTAATAAAAGAAGCAGTAGGCGGTGACTCTACGAAGCATTGGATAATACTTGCAAAAACAAATGATTTTGTAGGAGATTGGTCACTAAGCGGAAAATATCAAACTGGAGACGTAGTACAGCGTGGTGGATTTTTATATGAAGCAGTACGTGATATAAATTTACAAGACGGAGATGATAGTTCTGCAACAGATTTAGATCCTGAAGTTTGGTTATTACTAGCAAAAGGACAAAGATGGAAAGCACAATGGACACCAAATACTTTATACTCTCAAGGAGATACAGTTTATTACCTAGGTAGTGCTTACACTTGTACAAACGAGCATACTTCTAGTTATCCTACGGCTCCTGGAGATTTTGCTGTAGATTTATATGATTATTGGGACCTTAATGTCCAATCTGGAAGACCTGCCGCACTAACAGAAAAAGGTGACTTACTTACCTATGATTATTGGAGGTTTGATAATTATGAAGATGATAGTACATTAGGTGATGGAAGATTAGGCATTGGTGAACAAAATCAGATACTTAGTGTAACTGCTGAACAAGAGATTTTTTGGAGAAATAGAGATTACGAAAATCAGCTTGTGTTTGTAGCTACAAATGGAAAAGATCAAGAAGGATATGGTCGTGAATGGGAAACACCTTTTCGTACTATTAGACATGCATGTGAATGGATAGAAGATAATTTTAATCCATTAGTTCCTACAAAAGTTGCAGTAGCCGCAGGAGATTTTTACGAAATAGGACCAATTAGTATACCAGCTGGATGTGTTGTAATGGGCGATGAATTAAGAGCAACAACAATACATGCAACAGGTCCAATACCTGCATATCAAAATGATTATACTTTTCATACAGCTATATTACAAAGGTTTATTTCATTATCTCAAAACCTTGTGCAAAATATACCTGTAGTTATTAGTACAGGAAATACTACTGAACAGATTAGGAGTTTGCCTGCAGGTTCAAATGATGCTTTTGTTTTTATGAATTCACAATTCTTAATATACAAAGATAGAATACAATACTTAATTGCCAGTGGTGACACAAATCCTACTATGTCAGGAACAAATACAAAAACAACAGATACAGGTTTAATTAATTCTGTAGCAATTATAAATGCTAACAAAGAATTTATTGTTCAAGATTGTTTTGCATACATAAAAAATGTATTTCCTGAATTTACAGGTGACTTAGTTCGTATTAGAAACGACATACAAAGTTTTATAAGAGCAATGACAAGAGATTTAGAATTTCCTGGTACATACGGAACTTTAAAAGCCGCAGATAGATATGCAAGGGCTGTTTTAGGTTCAGGAACTACAGATATGTTTTACTGTAGAGATACAACAGGTTTACGTAATTGTACAATAGAAGGACTTACAGGTGGACTTAATCCGCCAGGCGTGTATGATATATATCAAAGACCAACAGGTGGTGCATGTGTAAGTTTAGATCCTGGTTGGGGACCAGCAGATGAACGTATGTGGATTATGAAAAGATCTCCATATATTCAAGGTGTGACAAACATAGGCGAGCGTTGTTTCGGTAAGGTTGTAAACGGTGCGTTACATAACGGCGGTAATAAGTCAATGACTTCAAACGATTTTACACAAGTTTTGAGTGATGGAATTGGCGCACATATCTTAAACAATGCAAGAGCTGAACTTGTGTCAGTGTTTACATATTATTGTGCTGTTGGATATCTAGCAGAAAGCGGAGGTATTATACGTGCCACCAACGGAAACAATTCATACGGTAGCTTTGGTTCTGTCTCAGACGGAAACGATCCAACAGAAACACCAGATGCAGTCACAGTAAACAACAGAGTAAACGAAGCTCTCGTTGATTCAGCATTCGCTGGTGGTTCATCTGATGAACTATTTTTATTCCAGTACGAAAATGCAGGTGAACAATATACAACTGCTGATGCTACAATAGTTGGTGCAGGAGATGATGCAAATATAGAATATACTGACTTCAGAGATGGAGGAGTTTTTGAACCTAGACTAATCAATACAAAAGGGTCAGGAACTGAAGGAGGTAGCGGATTTAAAGTAGAAGCAAATAGTGCCCAAATAACTGTAGATGCCGCAAGCACTATAAGATTAAACGCAAATACGCCTACACAATTTTTAAGTGATATAAACGGTATGAGAATTATTATTACATCAGGTAAAGGAACAGGACAATACGCTTATATCACAGGTTTCAATACAGTTACTAAAGATGCAACTGTAGCAAAGGAATCAGATGATACAGCAGGTTGGGATCATATTGTTCCAGGATCAGACTTAGTAGCAGATTTTGATTCTACAACAAATTATAGAATAGAAGCAAGGATTGAAGCTACTCATCCTGGATTTGTTGCAGTAAACGGAACATTACCAGCCGCAAGAAACTTCAGAGGAGCAACTTGGGGATACCAAACTGTAGATTATACAAATATAGCAATTGGTAATGGAACTGGAGATACATTTGATGACGATCCAATACCTGCAAGATTTAATGTGCAAAGAAAAGGCAAAGACTACAATTTGACTAAAACAGTTTCTGGAGCAGGATATGCAGTTGGCGATACCTTTACAATACTAGGTACTGCACTTGGCGGAGCTACACCTGCAAATGATTGTACAATTACTGTACTCACTGTATCAGACGATAGTACAAATGCAATAGTAACGTTTTCAAGTTCTGGCACCCCAAGAGGTAAAAGATTTGTTGCTGTGTCTGATCCTAACTTTGTTGCATATTCAGACGATGGCACAACTTGGACAGAATCTAATTTATCTTACACAGGTGATTTTAGAAAAGTTGTAGCTGGACAAGACGCATATGTTGCAATGAGTAATGCAACTAACACTGTTAGTTTTTCATATGATGGAGAGACTTGGATAACTAGAAGTTTACCTACTTCAGATAACTGGGTTGATCTTGCATTTGGAAACGGTTACTTTATAATGATTGCTGAAGGCAGTAATAATGTTGTAACCAGCCAAGATGGACTAACTTGGACTGCACAAACAATCCCTGACAGTGACGATTCTACTACAGCACAGTGGCAAAAAATTGAATACGGTGCAGGAAGATTTGTTGCTATTTCAGGAAGCGGAAATCAGTCTGCTGTAACATCAAATGGTAGTAGCTGGACTCTATATTTAAATGCATTGCCTGCAGGTGATTATGACTTTAGCGGATTTGCATATGGAGATAATAGATTTATTGCAGTAACATTTGACGGCAAAACTTTATACTCTATTGATAGAGGACAAACATTTAAATCAGGAACAAACATTCCGCAACTTGCAGGAGTTGATTTGCATGTAAAAGATTTCAAATATTTACAAGGTGTGTTTATGGCTATAGGAGATCAAAGTGTACCTGGAACAGGAGCACCTAGCCCTGCAGCAGATGAGATTGACAGATGTGCGACCACTGAAGATGGAATTATTTGGACGGAACGTAATCTAAATAATAATGCAAGGCTTTACAGTACACTCGCAGTAGGTAATCCAAATGGCACTGGTAAATTTATATGTATGGGAGACGGAGCAACATCTAACGCAACTGCTATTGTTACTACAGGAAAACGTGCAAAATTTAAGGCAAATGTTTTCCAGGGTTCTTTCCAAAATATTCTAATTTGGGATAGCGGAAGTGGCTATTCAGAACTTAATCCGTGTGCGTTAACAATTACAGACACAACTGTAGTTGTACCACTAGAAATAGATATGAGATACGGCAATGGCGTATTATCTCAACCAGATTTTATTAACAGGGGAGCAGGTTATAGAAGTAGTAGTTCCACAATTACAATTACAGGAGATGGATACGCTGATATCATATCCGAAACAAATGAAGTTGTATTTGATGGAGTAGGCACTGTTCCTGGACCAGGTGTACAAATTAGATTTTCTACATTACCTGATTTAGATACGGAAGATCCAGATGATTTAAAATTATATACTGGAGTAAAAATAACTGATTTAGGAGATGATGGAAGTGGAAATAATACTAGAACAGTAAGATTTACCATTAGTCCAAGATTACGTAATGAAAACAATATGCTTCATGGTACAGCAGCCACATTAAGAAGCGGGTATAGTCAATGTAGAATTACAGGACACGATTTCCTCGATATAGGAACAGGTAATTTTGAAGAAACCAATTATCCACAAATTTATGCATCTGGAAACTTTTTTACAGCATCGCCAGAAAATGAAGTTGAAGAATTAAATGGTGGTAGAGTGTTCTATGTATCAACTGACCAAGACGGTAACTTTAGAGCTGGAGAATTATTTAGTGTCCAACAGGCGACAGGTATTGTAACAATTAGTGCAGAATTTTTTGATCTAGATGGATTAAGTTCGTTATCATTAGGAGGTGTTAGACTAGGTGGGTCTGGTGCTGTAATTAACGAATTTAGTACAGATGCTACATTTAGTGCAGATAGTAATAATATTGTTCCTACACAAAAAGCTATCGCTACATTCTTAGCAGATAGATTATCTGTTGGTGGTTCAGATCTTGAAACAAACGGCATTATAGCAGGTAGAGTCAAGGTAGGAACAGATACAAATGAAATAAGCATGACAGACGACTCTTATTTAAATGTTAACACTGTAGTAAAATTTGATGGCAAAGATGCAAACAATAATTTAACAGGTATACAAGGAACAATAATAAGTCAAATGTTGTTTACTCGTGAATATATATCGGAAGTTCAGGGTGGACAAAGTTAATGATGAATCAACTAAATACAGTAACGGAGCAATTAAATGGCAGAATTTAAGTTAGGTAGAATTAGATTTGTATGGAAAAGTAGTTGGACAACTGCTACTACATACTATAAAGATGATGTTGTAGAATATGGCGGAAAGTTGTACATCTGTGTTATAGGACACGATAGTTCAGCTGCATTCTTTACTGATTTAGATATAGTTCCTACAAAATGGAATATAGTAAGTGACGGACAAAAATGGCTAGGAGACTGGCAACCACAAACTGCTTACATTAGAGATAATATTGTACGTTACGGCGCAACAGTTTATATTTGTAAAACTGATCATACTTCTGCAGTTGATTCTAGCACAGGTTTAGAACCAGATATTGCAAAATGGGAAGTTTTTGCTACAGGTTTAGATTTCAAAGGTGATTGGTCTACAACATTTGATTACAAGGCAAATGATCTTGTAAAATATGGTGGATCAACATATGTATGTAACACATATCACATATCAGCAGCCACAGCAAGTTTAGGTTTAGAAGCAGACCAATCAAAATGGACAATATTCAATCAAGGATTTGATTGGAAAGGTGATTGGGCATATCCTATAAGATATAAAATTAATGACGTTGTAAAGTTTGGTGCAAGTTTATGGATTGTAAATACCCATCATACATCACAAAGCACTTTCGCTGCAGATAGTTCAAAATGGACAAAGTTTGTTGAAGGTTTTCAATATGAAAATAGCTTTAGTATAACAAAAGGTTATCAACCTGGTGATGTCGTACAATACGGTGGCAATAGTTACATAGCAAGAAATGATACAATTGGCGTCAAGCCAGGAGTAATGGGTGGTGCAATTTCTGGTGCATCACAAGCAACAGAAATTGTAATTACAAGCAACTTACATGAACTTTATAATGGAGTAAGAATTAAAATTACAGGTGTTGTAGGTATGACTCAACTTAATAATAACAAATATTATGTTGGTTCAGTAACTGCAAATACATACAAACTTTATACTGATAGTGCATTATCAACAGCAGTAGATTCAAGTGCATTTTCTGCATATACTTCAGGCGGAAACTGGATAGTAGAAGAAGCAGACATAGCAAACTGGAGTTTGTTTGCTAGAGGTTTAAGATTTATTGGAGATTGGGGAGCTGATTCTACAAATGTACAATATCTTCCTGGAGATGTAGTTAGATTAGGCGGATACACATATCGTTGTATAACTGAACATAACTCCAAGCAACCACCAGCAACTACTTATTGGCAAAAATTAAATACAGGATTTAGTTGGCGCGGAACTTGGTTAGATGACCAAGAATATTTCTTAGGTGATACAGTACGCTATGGTGATAATAGTTATGTATGTGTACTAGGACATATTTCAGAAGGCGATGACGGGTCAACTGGTGATCCGGACAATACAGGCGGAGTTTCAGCAGGTAATTCTAGACCAGATCAAGACACAACTGGTACATATTGGAACGTTATTGCAATAGGCACAGAACAAAGTGTATTAACTACAAAAGGTGATATGGTTTACTATAGTGGTAGTGCACCTGTAAGATTACCAATTGGTCAAGATGGACAGGTGTTAACTGTTGGGTCAGCTGGAGTTCCTAATTGGGAATTTTTAGGACAAAGCGTTGACGTATATTATGTAGCAGAACATGGCACTGATAATCCTGCTCCTATATACGGAAAAAATATTGATAGACCTTTCAAAAGTATTAGGTATGCGGCTCAACAAGTTGAAAGAGGTACAAAAGCACCTGATGCTACAAGACTATTGGAGATGAATAGAAGATTTATTCAAAGAGAAATTGTTGAATGGACTGAATATCAGGTTGCAAATAATATTTCTCCATTTACATCTAGTTTCAAATATGATAGTAAAAAATGTGAAAGAGATATGGGTTATATTATAGATGCTTTCATACATGATTTAAGACTTGGCGGAAACGTAAAATCAAGAGAAGCGGCACTTGAATACGTAACTAATCCTGGAAAGTTTTATACGTTAGGACAAGAAGCAGAAACAGTGGCAAGTATTAATTATGGAATTAGTTTAATTCAAAAAGTGTTGGCGCAACAAGCACCAGCAACAAATTATCAAACAACAAACGGAGACAATTCAACAAGAATTGTTCCACAATATTTTGAAACTGCATTAGGTGCTCAAGATGCAGTAGAATACGAGGGAGTCATCAGCGGTAGTAGTACTGGTGGTACTTACTCAGATGCGACACCTGGAGGAGGCTATAATCCAGGTGGTGGCAACGGCGGAGGTTACTAATGGCTACAGTATATGAAACAATACAAGATTTAGGAAAAATAATTACGGATGCTGTAACAGCAGGTAACAGTACAAATATTCCTGCAAGGGCAATACGTAAAACACTAATCAAAGTAACAACAGGACAATATAGAGAAGTTCTTCCAATTATTGTTCCTGCAGAATGTTGTATAATGGGTGATGAATTACGTGCAGTAAACGTACAACCACGTAAAGCAACCAACAGCACTTTGACACCGAGAAGTGATTACAAATATTCAAGTAAAGCACTTGAGAGAATTGAAAAAGTTGTAGGTAATGTAGCAGCCGGACTTACAATGACCCCAACTACAGGGAATACATTAACCCAAACAGTAGCATATCCATACGCAGAAACTCCGCAAGCATGGGAAGGTGTAACTAGACAGGTGCGTGGCATAAGAAGAAGTATTGATGCACAACTAGGTGACAAACTTTACGCTGAATTGCCTAAGCCTTGGGAAATGACAAACACTAATGCTGGTAGAGGAAGAGATTTATTTCTTCTAAATAAACAATTTATACAAACAGAAACCACCGCATACATAGCTGAAAACTATCCTAATATGAAATATGGTAGAACAAAATGTAAGCAAGATATAGGATTTTTGTTAGATGCTGTTGCATATGACCTAACATTTGGAGGTAACTGGCAAAGTGTGATCGCAGGTAATGCATATTACACAGGTACACAACTTAATATTCCTGCTGATACTAAAGCCGCTACACTGGCCGCATATGGCTTTTTAAAACAGCTTGTGCAAACTGTACAACGTAATATCACTGTGACTCCGTTGCTACAAACTGATGTTGCACAAATTGCTGGCACAGGCGGTACAGCAAGTGAATCTACAACAATAGGAAACTTGTTCGATGATATTATTGACATAATAGACAATGGAATAGGTGCTGTATCTATTGTATATCCAAGTGTAGCAAACACAAACGCACTTACTTTTGCAGATTCAAATGACATTGATTCAAATAAGGCCGCAGTAGCACTTGATACTATTGATTTTATTAACTACAACTTCGGTAGCTACAAACATGATTCTAGCATATGTCGTAGAGACTTAGAAATATTATCTGAAGGCGCACAAAATGATGTACTTACAGGGTCAAACTATAATGCATTACAAGCTGGTAGAGCGTATAATAGAGTTTCAAGCACATATTTACTTGGAGCACAAAAAACACAAACAGTTGGTGCAATAAGAAAATATAGAGACGAAATAATCGATGATTTGACCGATGCAACATATATTACTAGAACAAGAAATTTCTATAATGAAGTAATTGATATTATACAAAATGGTCTAACAGCGGCAAACACTGCAACATTTCCATCGTATAACTCTGCTCAAGATAAACAAGATGCAATGACAAACCTCACAGCAAATAAAACTTTTATAGAAGATGATGTGATACAGTATGTTGAAAATACATACAATAATCCTCCAGGATCATTTATATATGATTCAGATAATTTAAGGAAATATGTAGGCGATGCAGTAGAAGGTATGGCATTTGATATTATGTATGGTGGAAACATAGCACAGGTAAGAACTGCAAAAAGTTTCTTTGATGAGCCCGGAACAGTTAGAGAAGCATTCCTAATCACAGGCAAAGCAACACAATATGCTGGCGCACTGACACATATGTCAAGTATTTGTCAACAAATTGTACAAGAGCAAGCAGTTACAAAACAAACAGGTAATACTCAAACACAAAGCACTGCCGGTTCTCCTGCAAGTGCGACTGAGGCAACACAGGTTAACACGTTTTTAACTGAAAGTATAAATGCTTTAAACGCAGGTGTAGCTACTGGAATAAGTTCAATAACAGAAGTTACAAGCACAGAAACAGGACAAACTGCAACTGATTATGCATTATTTGATACTAACAGGGACAGCATTATTGCAACAGTATTACAATATGTTACTGATACGTATAACGATTTCAAATACAATCACGCAAAATGTACAAACGATTTAAGTGATATATTTGATGCGGCTCGCTATGATGCAATGCTTGACACAAATTATGCAAGTATCATAACAGCATTAAGCTATAGAAGAGCAAATAGTGGTAAAACTATAGGAGATCAAAAAGACGCTACTATCGCAGCACATAAGTTTGCATTTAAACAAATGAAAGCACTTCTGAATGACGGAAGTATTCGTCAAGAAGCAATGACAAGACAATTAGATGAAACTTTACAATGGATGAACGACATTATGTGGACAGCAAGTCCTGAAGGTGCTAATAAGCAGGTAGCAGATCCTGAAATATATAATTCAAATTATCAACTAGAAACAAACAAAGAATGGTTAGTACAAGAAGCTATTAACGAAGCAGATCAATGCTACAGAGCGGCTGTATCAAAAGTTGAAGCAAACGGAACTGTTCATGTTGCAGATACAAGTTGGTTGACTCCAAATATGGAAGTTAAGTTTTTTAACTATGATGATAGTACAAGTGCAGTAGCTGAAATTGGTACAACAACAGAAACAGCATTTTATGTAAAAGAAATTGTAAATGATACGAGCTTTACAGTAAGTACAAGTGTAAACGGAAGTGCATTTACTTTTGATCCTACACAGTCTGCATATCAATACAACAAAGGAAAATGTCGTAGAGATACAGGATATATTTTAGAAGGTGTTGGTTATGATATTGCACTAGGAACAAACTATAATGCTGTTACTAGCGGAAATTTATATAGACAAAGTTATGCAAGCGAAAGTTTTGGAGCTCAACTTGTTCAAACTACAGCTGGTATTAATTTTTCCAAAGCAAGGGTAGCTGAACTTTACAAAGTTAGAACAAGCACAACAGGATTATCTAGAGCAAATGCAGCCTTTACAGAAATAGTAGATATTTTGAATAATGGCCTAGGAAACGCAAATGCATTAACATTTCCTGTTCCATCTACAACTTCAACAAACAAGCAAAATGCAGTTGCACAGCTAATTGCAAACAGAGCATTTTTAGGTGCAGAAATCACAGCATGGGCAGCGGTCAATCATGGTGGTGTAACATGGACAACTGAACATCAAAATGAAATACTTTATGCAGTTGATGCTTTGTGTTATGATATTATGTACGGTGGTACAAGTGCAAGTCATAATCAAGCAAGAAATTACGTTATCAACGGAAATAAAAGATATGAAGGTGCAGAGCAAGGAGCAACACAAGGTGCATTTGATAGGCTAGCAACAGTTGCAAGTCAAGTAATTCAAGAGACCACAGTAACTAAGTCAACTGGTAATTCAGCGACTCAAGATACATCAGGTACAGCGGCCACTGCAACTGAAGGCACTCTTGCTCAAACCAATTTACAAATTATTGAAGATGTTATTACATCAGGCAATTTGCCTACAGATGCAGCAACTTATCCTGATGTAAATTTTGCAAATGCTGATCTTAGAGCGGCACAAATACAAATCAACAATGAAACAAAAGCTATTGCAATTGACACAGTTAGATACTTAGACAATACATATTCTGCATTAGTCCAAGTACGTAGCACATATGATTACAGCAAAACTCTTTGTGCAAGAGATGTAAGAGAATATGTTTATGCCATGAAGTGGGACGCTCAATATTCAAGAAACTGGAAGACAACATATCGTGCTCCATTGATAGGTATTCCTGATAGATCAGATACAGAAATGGATTTCACAGGATGGTATAGATCTGCACTAGCGGCAAGATTGTATGCTAATAGTGTACTAGGATCACAAGAAGAAGACATGTACTATCTAAGAAATGGTACAGGATTAAGACTTCAGTCCTTGGATGGATTGCAAGGCGACTTACAATCTGAAAATGCATTTGGAACTAGAAGACCAACCGCAGGAGCATACGCTTCACTTGATCCAGGTTGGGGTCCAAAAGATGAAAGAGTGTGGATTACTGCACGTTCACCATATGTACAAAACGTTTCAACATTTGGCTACGCCGCTGTAGGTCAAAAGATTGATGGTGCATTACATGATGGCGGTAATGACTCAATTGTTTCAAACGACTTTACACAAGTTATATCAGACGGTATTGGTGCATGGTTGCTTAACAACGGTAGAGCAGAACTTGTGTCAGTGTTTACATACTATGCACACATAGGTTACTTGTGTGAAACAGGTGGTAGAGCTCGTGCAACAAATGGTAACAATTCATACGGAACATTTGGTTCAGTCGCTGAAGGTGTTGATCCAGATGAAATACCAGTAACAGCAATAGTTGATAATTCTACACAGTATAATGCAACAATAAGCAATGTGTTCACGAATACAGACGAATTGTTAAGATTAGAATATTCGCATGCTGGTAATGATTACACAGAAGCAAAAATTGATATTTTTGGTGCTGGTACAGGTGAAGAATTAATAGCTGACGAATTTAGAGACGGAGCAATACATAGAATAGAAATTGGAGAAACAGTAGAATCTCCAAGTAATGCAGGTGGTACAAATTATACTATTGTTTCTAATACAGCACAAGCAGGAAGTTTAACAGATATCAACTTAGCAGCCACAGATGGTAGTTTGTCAAGTGCATATGTAGGTATGGCAATTTATATTACAGGTGGTGCTGGAGTTGGTAACTATGGTTACATTACATCATATAACTCAGGTAGTAAATTAGCCGCTGTAAGTAACAGATATGGTGTAAGTGGATGGAGTCACGTGGTTCCAGGAACAACTATTGTTGCTCCTAATAGTAGTTCAACATATCAAGTTGAACCAAGAATAGAAATACCAGAGCCTGCTAATTCTGCCGATGCGGCTACAAATATTGGTACTGATACAATCAATAATGTTGAATTTGTAGAAACAGCGGCACAATACACAGGTGTTGCTTCAGAAAGTAATGGTGATGGTTCAGGCGCAACATTTAATGTTACACGTAACGGAGCAAAATATTATGTAACAGTCGCTAATGGCGGTACAGAATACACAAGACTAGATACTACAACAATATTAGGTAGTAGTTTAGGAGGAGTTTCTCCAGATAACGATATAACAGTTACAGTGACCACAGTTAATGCAACAACTGGAGCTGTAGTAGATTTTGACTTTGCAGGAATAGGACAAAAAGGTTATTTTGTTGCCCTTGCAGATGGTAATTTTTATTTAAGCACAGATGGTAAAACTAACAACTGGACAAATAGAGTACGTGCAGGAAATCATTCAAAATTAGCAAGTGCTTTACAAAACGACGGATCAACTACATTTAAACCACACGCAGTTGTAGCAACAGCACCTAGCACAACTACACTACAAGTTTCTACAGACGAAACACTCACAACTTGGACATCAATTGATGCAAACGGAATATCCACAGCTGGTACAGAAATGAGTGTAGCACACGGATATGTAGGGTTAGGAACAAATAAGTTTGTTGTTATAAGTAACGGCGACCAAGCTATTTCATATTCTACAGATGGCGGATCATCATGGACAGGTGTGTCTGCGGCATTACCTGCTACAGGATTTAATGCAATAACATACGGCAAAGGATTGTTTGTAGCAGTCAAATCAGGATCTAATGAAGCGGCAACATCAGTAGATGGAGAAACATGGACAGCAAGGACTCTACCACAATCTAAAGATTGGGAAGATGTTGTTTGGGGTAACGGAATATTTGTTGCTATAGCATCACAAGCAGGCGCAAATAACTTTGCATATAGTATAGACGGAATTACTTGGACATCAGCAAGTGCTCCTGATGCAACAAAGCAACCAAGCGGCCTTGCATACGGACAAGGTGTATTTGTAGTAACATACAGCGATGACGAAACAAAATTTGCAGAATCATATGATGGTGTTACATGGTTTGACAGAACTGGATTAACAGATATAGGTGAAAGCGTTGCATTTGGAAATCCATGCACAGCAGGAGCAACAACTCCAATTGGTAGATTCGTAAGTGTTGAGGATACTAGCAATACAGCCAAAGTAATCTACAGAGGTGCACCTGCACTTGGTAGAGCTGGTGTTGCAAACGAAAAGGTATTTGAAGTAAGAATGTTAGAACCAGGAAGTGGTTACGAAGGCACACCTCCTACAATTACTATAACAGATCCAGGCAATATTGAAGATGTCGTATTGAATGCAAAAATTGGTAACGGAGCATTGTCTAATCCAACATTTGTAAATAGAGGCGGTAGCTTTATAACAGCAAGTGCTGAAATAGATGCGACAAATTCAAATGGTGGAGCAGACTTCTTACAAAGTGGACAGTTTGTTGCTGTAAGAAGATTATCAGCTACTCCTGTAAACGGATCTAATGTTGTGTTTGACAGTTTACCAAACCAATTCTTTAAATTAGTTAACACTGTTTCACTTGTAGGTACTAACGATGGTTCTAAAACAGCATTTTTACAATTATCACCAGATATGAGCATTACTGATGCACCTTCAGACGGTGATGCAGTAACTATGCGTATAAGATTTAGCCAAGTACGACTTACAGGACATGACTTCCTTGATATAGGTACAGGAGGCTTTACATCTACTAACTATCCAGGAGTGCCGGCTATTGCTCCAGATCAAACTAAAGAAACCAAAGACAGTGACGGTGGTAGAGTGTTCTTTACTGCAACTGACCAAGATGGTAACTTTAGAGTTGGTGACTTGTTTAGTATTGAACAAGCAACAGGTGTTGCAACATTGAATGCGGAAGCATTTAACATTGCAGGACTTCAAGAACTTACACTTGGTGAAGTTACACTAGGTGGTAACAGTGCTTCAGTTACAGAGTTCTCGACAGACCCGTTCTTTACTGCTAACAGCGATAGTGTTGTTCCAACACAGCGAGCAGTTAAGGCATATATTGAAGCACAAATTGGTGGCGGTGGTGCTACCCTAAACGTCAACAGTGTTACAGCTGGTGACATTTTTATAAACACTAATCAAATTACAACGGTTAGTGGAGAACTGATAAATATAAAAGCAAATGTAAACTTCAGCAAGAGTGTACTTGGTTTACCAATTGCTTTTAACTACTTTTTAAGATAAACGGAGAAAAATAAAATGGCAACTGGAATATTAGGAACAGCAGATTTAGCAGCAGCAGCAAATGCAACTGTGTACACTGTGCCTGCAGATACGTTTTCAGTAGTAACTGTAAACATTACGAACAGGAACAGTGCATCACGTGATATTAGACTTGCTGTAGCCGCTACAGGCACACCAACTAATGCTGAATATTTAGAATATGATACTGAACTACTAGGAAACGGTAGTTTAGAAAGAGGCGGTATCGTACTTGATGCGACAAAACAAATTGTTTGTTATTCAAACAGTACTGATGTAAATGTTGTAGTGTATGGTATAGAAACAGCAACTACATAAAGGAGCAACTATGCGTAGAATTAACACAGGAACAGTAGGAAGACCGCTACTTGCAAGACTGGTAAGTATTGATAATAAAATATCAAGCCTTGTTCCGAATGAAAATATTACAATTGAACCAAATGGTTCAGGTGATGTTATAATACCTAGTAATCCTCAACTATTAGTACAAAACACAGATAACTCTACAACTACTGCAACAGGTGGAGCAGTGTTTAGTGGAGGTATTGGTGTAGCAAATAACATTTATTCGGGTGGTAATATAAATTCCACAGGACATTTAACAACACAATATCTAACAGCGGCAAATTCAACTCATATGACTATACCAAGTGGTACAACAGCACAGCGACCTGGTTCTCCGACAGAAGGCATGGTGCGTTTTAACACTGATTATGGACATTTAGAATGGTACAACGGCACAAGTTGGACAGTAGGTGGTTTCCAAGATGTTACTGTATCATCAAGCAGAACAACATTAAGTTGGCAAACAAATTGGGTACAAGGAAACTATACAGTTACATTACCAAGTGCGCCGGCAAGAGGTGATAGAGTAAGATTTTTCTTAGTAAGCGGTTCTAACATGACTGTTGCAAGGAATGGTAAATTAATTAACAGTGATGCAAGTAATCTAACAGTTACAACAGAGGACGCGGCTTTTGAATTAGTGTTTAACAATGACACATACGGATGGCGAATCTTTACAATCTAATAGGAGTTTTGAATGGCCACATATGAAAGTTATAAAAAAGTCACAAACGAACAGATTATTGACGGTACTGTTACTGAAGATAAACTTGGTACCGATGTAAGACATAGATTATGCACTAAATGGTTAATAGGCAACGCTTGTCGTTGTTCTGCAGGGTGTTGTTGTTTATGGACAGTACCTGCATGTACTAGACGTGTTTATTTTGAACTTTGGGCGGCAGGAGGCAATGGCCAAGGTGCATGCTCATGTAACAGATGTCACCATTACCAAGGTGCTGGTGGCGGTTCTTACAATTCAAAAATGGTTTCAACTACACCCGGATGCCAATACAGAATGTGTGCAGGTGGGGTATATCGTTGCCTAAGTAGAAACTGCTCATCATGTAATGGTTGTATATCTTATGTTTGCGGATACAATGCATGTCAACTTTGTACAGTTGGCGGACGTTGTGCAAATGCAAATACAGATTGGACACATTATTGTATGAGTTGTTGGACCTGTTGTATTGCACCAGGATGCGGCACAGGTAGAGGTGATTTTCATATTATGAGTCACACTGGGCATTTTAGCGGAATATTTAACTGTCATTGTCACCATCAATATGTAAGACCAACAGCGGCTCCTTTCCTAGGAGGAAATGTTGCAACATCACAATCTGTGTGTTGGATACGCTGTGGTTGTTGGATTGCACCTCCAGGACACGGTGGACAAGGTGCTATGACATCATACTGTGGACGTTGTTGTGGACAAGGTGGTACAGGTGGACCAGGAGTTGTAAAATTAACATTTACGTAAGGAATAATTAATGGCTACATATGCAAGTTATAAGAAAGTACACGGTGATCAATTCGTAAATGGTACGTTAACGGATAATGACATCAATTCAAATACTTTGAATAATTTTGGTGTAAAATGGTTTCATGGTATTCCATGCAGATGTTCATCTGGTTGTTGCTGTAATTGGACAGTGCCAACAGGTGTATGTAGAATGACAATTGAACTATGGGGAGCAGGAGGCAACGGAGCTGGTGCTTGTTCATGTAATAGATGTCATCATTTCAAGGCTGCTATGGGAGGAAGTCATAACACAAAAACCATTGCTACTGCACCGGGTTGTACATATAGTGTATGTGCGGCAGGAGTATACAGATGTTTAAGCCGTGAATGCACAGGTTGTAACGGTTGTACAACATATATGAACGGTTATAATTTAAGCGGATTCTGTGCATGCGGAGGCTATAGATCAGAAGCTAATACAGCATGGTCAAATGGGTGTTTTGGAACAAATGCATATTGTAGATGTCCTACCCATAACAACGGAGATATGTATGTGGTATCACAAAATCCTGCATTTAGTACAGCAGGCACATACTGTCATTGTCACCCACAAGAAATTCATCAAGGTGTTGCACCTATCATAGGAGGTATATCCAGCCAAGGTATTAGACAATGTTGGATGCGTTGTGCTTGTTGGAGTGTTCCATACGGCACAGGAGGACAGAGTGCAATGAACACATTCTGCGGACGTTGTTGCGGTCAAGGAGGCACCGGTGGCGGCGGCTTAGTTAGGATTACTTATATTTAGGATAAAATATGGCAAGTTATAGAAGTTACAAAAAAGTTACAAGCAGTCAAATTGTTGATGGTGCAGTTGATTCAAATAATTTTGTCAACGGTGTACGAGATAATTGGTGTGTAAAATGGACATACGGAAATCCTTGTAGATGTTCTGCAGGATGCTGTTGTTTGTTTACTATGCCGTCAAATACTAGAAATGCAACATTTGAACTTTGGGGTGCAGGCGGTAACGGCAATGGGGCATGTTCATGTAACAGATGTCATCATACAAAACCACCAGGAGGTGGTGCATACACAAGCAAGCACGTACAGACTAATGCTGGATGCACATACAGAATGTGTGCCGCAGGAGTTTATAGATGCTTGAGTAGAGAATGTTATGGATGTAACGGCTGTAGTTCTTTTGTTTGTGGATATGGATTATGTGTCTGTGCATGTGGCGGGCAATTAGGCTGTGCAAACACTGCATGGACTGATCAGTGTCATAGTACTATGCCATACTGTGTTAGACCAGGATGTAACGGTACAAGTTCAAGTGGAGATTACGTAGGTTATACACACGGTGGTAACTTCCAAGGACAGTCATCATTTATGTATCCTGGATGGGCTTGCCACTGTTGGAAGCATAATGGGCATTCAACAGGTGCAGTAAGATTAAACACAGGATATGCAGAACAAAATTCAAACGTATGTTGGATTAGATGTGGTTGTTGGATTGTACCCTACGGAATGGGTGGACAATCAGCAACATCAAACTATTGTGGTAGATGTTGTGGCCAGGGTGGAACCGGTGGTCCAGGACTAGTGAAACTGACGTACTTTTAAATAAATATATTAACAAGGAGAAAACATTATGCCAATGGTACAATTTGAATATACATACGATATACCGAATGAATTGTGTGTTGATCATACGTTTACTGATGGAAAAACGCGGACAGCTACATATGACGGTCCAGACAAACTTTTCTTCATTGTAAACAATGCAACGGGCAAAGAAGAATTAGGACCTATTACTGAGATAGAAAAAAATGACGGCAGACCAGTGCCAGATGATTGTAGATACGTAGAAATCGACTGCATTAAAAATCCAGTATTATGTCAACTTAGAGGACCTATTATTGACGAAATGGAAGAGGATCATACTGGAGAAGCAACGCCAACAGGAGCAAAAGATATAACAGGATATGCAAAATTTACATATCAAACACCTGTACTTCCTTATCAATTTATAGATAGAGAAAAGATTACGTTTGCCGAAGATGGTACACCTACTTTACCTACTAGAGAACCTAGAGATACTGTCATGGGAATAGACGTTGAAAGAGATCTTACATGGGATGATGTAAGAGCAAAAAGAGATTCATTGTTAAAAAACAGTGATGCAGAAATTGTTGATGACATGCCAACTGATCTAAAAAATGCTTGGAAAGATTATAGACAGAGACTGCGTGACTGGCCTAATACAATGCAATCAAATGGCATTCCACCATTGTTTGCTTATTACATGGAACCAATACAAGTTGGTGCAGATCCAGAAACAGGAATGATAGATCCAGATACAACATCAATTATTATGTAATGTTAAAGCGAGGGTAAGTCTCTCGCTTTTACTCCTTTCCTAAAAATTTACCAATAAATATCTTGCATTATCAAATATCTTGTGTTATACTTAACACTATAAGGAGTTTATTTTGACAAGATCTACTGCATTTTTTATCAACGGAGGAGCAGGCAGAGTTATCTGTTCTATTCCTGCATTTGAGCTATACCAAAAAGAAAATCCCAATGATGACTTTATAATTGTTTGTGAAGCAGGTATGGATTTTTACAAAGGACATCCTACCCTTCATAACAGAGCATATGACCATTGGCACAAAGGATTATTTGAAGAACATATAAAACATAGGAATTGTATTACACCAGAACCATATAGAATATGGGAATACTACAATCAAAAATGTGATCTTGCACAAGCATTTGATATTGAAATAAATGGAGAAGGTGTTCGCAAATTAGACAAACCAAATATCTATATAAACAAACAGGAAATGGTGACTGCGGCATCAATAGTAGATGAAGTAAAACAAAAAACTGGAAAAGACAAAGTTTTAGTTGTTCAACCTTTTGGAAGATCTACAGAAACACACGGCGATTTTATAATTGATCCTACAAGCAGAAGTTTCCAGCTAAACAATATTGTTGATATAATTAATATTCTTAAAAAAGAGTATGGCGTTATTATAATGAGTGAAATACCTGTACCTTTAGAAGAAAGTGAAAACACAAAGTATCCTGTTGCACAACCTCAAATTCCAGAATTAAGAATTTGGTCAAGCATTATTGATGTAGCTGATCATTTTTTAGGGTGTGACAGTTTAGGACAACATATGGTAAAAGCATTAGGCGGCACAGCAACTATTGTAACAGGAAGCACATACCCTATCAATATTTCATATCCTGATGATCCTAATTTTGATATTATTGACGTAGGTGAAGGAAAAAGATTATACGCACCTATACGTTTGACAATGGAAGAAGAACAAGACAGGCATAACGATGAAGTTATGGAACTTACAGAAAAACAAATAGAAGAAATATGCAACAGTGTAAGAAAAGTTTTAGGAAAAAGCAGTGTTAGTAAAACTCCAGACACAAAAAAACAAATGTCTAAGTTGATACCAGGTAATAGTAATTTATCCGGAGATAAAAAATAATGAGTCAATGGATTGCGGCAATAACAAGAGGTCATAACGGAGGCGTCTGCTTACTTAAGGATGGCAAAATTGTATTTGCAATCGAAGAAGAAAGATTAAGTAGGCAAAAATATGATGGCGGACCATATGCAAGTATGGTAAAAATTTTAAATTATACAGATAAAATTGACTTTTTAGTTATTGCACACACTCAGCCACTTGAAGAAACAGCAGGTAAAGTTGACTTTACTGGTGACGATGTTTATACAGGACTTGCACGTAAACTTGGATTAATTGATAACAGCCCTAGTGTAGATGTGCTTAACCACCCGCAAGTAGTAGACCTAAGTCATATACATCATAAGTTACATGCGGCCTGTGCATTTTATAGAAGTGGATTCGAAACAGCTACATCGGTTATTGTTGATGGAGCTGGTACATTTATGCCTGCACAAATGGATGGCTGGGATAATATGTTATACGAATTAGAAAGTATATTTACATGCGAATATCCATATAATATAAAAACTGTTTGGAAACATTTAGGTGGTAACGGACCATTTAGAGCGGCACACGTTCCAGAAATGACAAGCGAAAAATTTGACGAAGAAGGAACACATGATGTTATTATTGATGACGGAGCAGGTATTGTAAAAGCATATGAGGCTGTTACACAATACTGTGGATTTACCGCTATTGAAGCAGGTAAAACTATGGGGCTTTCTCCTTATGGTAAACCAAACGAAAACATACCACCTATATATCATAATGCAGGCGGCAAATGGACAGTAGCAAATGCAAATCTTATTAGGCCTACATATCCTAATGGTGCGTTAGTTAATGAAAACTTTTTTGATGAATTAATTACACCACAAAATACTCCGCAAAATGAATTAGTTGATTTAGATAACAGAAGAGATCTAGCATATGCAGTGCAGACACAGAGTCAACAACAAGTTTTAAAACTTATTTTGAATGCAGTAGAGCGTACAGGTAACAAAAATATTGTTTTAAGTGGAGGTTATGGACTAAATTGTGTTGCAAATTATTATTACTTAGACACGTTAAAAGATATGGATATAAACTTGTATGTTGAACCAATATCAAGTGATGCCGGTACAGCAATTGGTGCCGCTTACATTGCATATCATCAAACAACACAGAACAAAAAAGTATTACCATTTGGCGAAAGTTTATATTTAGGTTTAAATTATGGATATGATAACAAAGAAATTGGACACCTAGCAGATGACTACAATGCTACATTAGAAAAAGTAGAAATAGAAGATGTAGTAAAATTAATGCGAGAAAAAAATATTATTGCTATGTTTCAAGGACGTTCAGAAGCAGGTCCAAGAGCATTAGGTAACAGAAGTTTAATGTACGACCCAACAGATCCTAAAGGCAAAGATCATGTCAACAAAGTTAAGCGTAGAGAATATTTCCGTCCGTTTGCTGGGACCATTTTAGCAGAACATGCAGAAGAATGGTTTGATATGAGAGGCATGAAAGATTCACCACATATGATGTATGCAATGAACTGCCAACCAGGTGTCGAAGAAAAAATTCCAAGTATTATACACGTTGACGGCACATGCCGTATACAGACGGTAACAAGAGAACAGAATCCATTATACTATGACTACATTAATGAATTCTATAAACAGACAGGTGTTCCTATTATATTCAACACATCATTTAACTTAGGTGGAGAACCGTTAGTTGAAACATTAGATGATGCTTTTAGAACTCTTGCTAATAGCGATATTGAATATCTATACATAGCAGAACACAAAATTTTAGCAAAGGTAAAAAATGTTAGTTAATGGAAAAGAAGAAAAAGATTTATCAGGCTTTGATTTAGCCGAAGATCAAATGATTGTTATAGATGACTTGTTCCCACAATATGTGATTGAACATGTACACGATCAAGTTTTTAATACGTATAGTTGGTTTTATGGACATACTAGTAACTATCCAGAGGATCCAAGAACTGATGTAGGAGCAATACCTGATTGGCCAGAAGTTCCTGCGTTCAAACAGCAAATTTATCCACCTAACAGTCCAAATGCACATGACTCTAGCTGGAACATGATTTATAATGCAGTTGCACAAATGATTCCTTTTGAATTAGAAATAGGAGAAATACTTGTAAACGGTCAGCAATGGATTCATAACACTGTTGAACATACAGATTGTCAATGTGATAATGGTATTAGTTGGATATACTATGTAAATAGAGAATGGAAAGAAGAATGGGGCGGAGAAACAATAATTAAGTTAGATGGTGAATGGAAAAAAGTTTATCCAAAGCCAGGACGTATTTTCTTATTCAAAGGTAAAATTCCACATCACGGATTACCACCAAACGATTCTTACAAAGGACTACGTGCAACACTTGTATACAAAACAATGAGAGCTCAACCATTACCACCAAAAAATAATCAACCTTGGAGAACCTAATGCATTATGATATGTGGGCAATACCGTTCTTTATAGGACAGGTTGATTTAGAAAAAATTAATATCACCCACAAATCGACAGAAAAAATATGGTTAAGCGAAGTCGAATCAAGTTTTGGTAAAGAACACGATATATCGCCACAAACTTTTGAATATTTACAAACTGTTATATTAGAACTTATGCCTGAAGATTTGATAGGACAAAATCCTAGATTTGGTGAAATCTGGCGTAATACATATAGCAAAACAGATTGGCAAGATATACACATACACCCGAACTGCCAGTGGAGTTTTATAATTTATGAAAGTGTCCCTAAAGGGAAGACAGTATTTATGAATCCTAATTATAGACTTGTACAAAACCAAATAGGATCGGGAGGTCATCCAAGATTTCCTTTGGACTTCAGACCAGAATGTAAAAAAGGAGACATTGTTATTTTTCCAAGTATGATAGAGCATTTTGTTATGCCTGGAAACGAAGGATCGACAGTTTCTGGAAACATATATATGGATTACAATTTTTCATGAAAGTTCTTGTTATAGGTGATGTAATATTAGACAAGTATTTGTATGGTACTAGTAAAAGGATTAGTCCTGAAGCTCCTGTACCTGTAGTAAGTTTTACTGAAGAAAAGACTAGTATGGGAGGAGCGGCATTAGTTTATGAAAATTTAAAAAGTTTAGGAGTAGACGTTACGCTATGTAATACAGGACAGCCTAATAGTGTAAAAACAAGAGTCATATGTGACGGACATTACATAACAAGAATAGATGATGACAAACAGGCTGACGGTGATGCTGTTTTACAAATAGTAAAACAATCAGACTTTAGTCCTTATGATATAGTAATACTAAGTGACTATAATAAAGGATCATTGACACAAGCAGAAAAAATTATAAAACATATCAATAAATTTGGATGTAAAATTATTGTAGATCCAAAGACAGATATGTCAATATACAAAGATGCTTGGTTGGTTAAGCCTAACGAAAAAGAATATATTAAATATTTTAAAAATTGGGACGGCAATATTATTACAACTAGAGCTGGCAAAAGTGTCATAGCTAAAATTGATAGCAAAGAATATGAAGTACCTGTAGAGACTGTTGAAGTATCAGATGTTACAGGTGCAGGTGATTGCTTTATGGCCGCATTTGTTTATGGATTAACAAAAGAATACGGATTAAAAAAATGTTTGGAGATTGCTGTCAAAGGGTCTACAGAAAGTGTTAAACATGCAGGTACTTATATACTTAAAAGAGAAGATGTTGAACACACTGTAGTATTTACTAATGGTGTGTTTGATATACTACATATTGGCCATTTAAAGCTTCTAAGACACGCTAAAACGCTTGGAAATAGGCTAATAGTGGGTATTAATAGCGATAGTAGTGTAAAACGCTTAAAAGGCAATTTAAGACCCATTAACGGACAAGACACCCGCAAGGAAAGCCTCTTAGAGCTTGGTTTTGTTGACGATGTAATTGTGTTTGAAGAAGATACACCATTACAGTTAATAACCAAATTAGAGCCAGATATTATAGTAAAAGGCGGAGATTATACATTTGATACTGTGGTAGGAAATCATTTAGCAAAAGTTGTTATTTTTCCTACAGTTGAAGGACATAGTACTACTAGGATAATAGATGAAGATATTAATTACAGGTCATAATGGATTTATAGGACAAAATTTAATGTCCTATTTAGAAACAAAACACGAAGTTGCCGGATATGATTTTCATCCAGAGAACTTGCCTCTTGTAAAGGATTACGACTGGGTCATACATTTAGGAGCAATAAGTTCTACTACAGAAACAGACGTTGATAAAATAATTCTACACAACTATGAATTTTCAAAATGGTTGTTTAATCAATGTAATCAGTATAATGTAAACATGCAATATGCATCGAGTGCAAGTGTTTATGGTAACACAAAACATTTTAAAGAAGATGGACCCAGTGATCCTAAAAGTCCATATGCTTGGAGCAAATATTTATTTGATAGATGGGTAACGGGTATTCACCCAAAAATTATTTTTCAAGGACTTAGGTATTTTAATGTTTACGGACCTCATGAAGAACACAAAGGCAATCAAGCAAGCCCTATTACAAAATTTACTAAGCAAGCAGAAGAAGAAGGCAAAATTACTATTTTCACAGATAGCGAAAACTACAAAAGAGATTTTGTATGCGTTTCTGATGTGTGTAAAATACATGAAAAAATGTTTGACATAAAAGAAAAAGGCATATATAATATTGGTACAGGAAAAGCTGTAAGTTTTAAACAAGTAGCAGATTTAATTGCAAAAAAATATAATGCAAAAATAAAATATATTCCTATGCCTGAAAACTTAAAACATCAGTATCAAAATTATACTTGTGCTAATTTAGGAAAATTAAATACTGTATTAAAATTTAAGTTTCAAACTATTGAGGAGTATTTAAAATGAGTACAAGTCTTTTTATAGTTGATAATTTTTTACCAAAACCAGATCTTGTTAGAGAACAAGTTATAAAACTTGATTTTCCTACTAGTGGAGAATTTCCGGGCAAGAGATCTCATGCAACAGATAATGATTTTCAAATGTACTGCAAAACAAGATTTGAAGATATCATGGGTGTAAAAATCACACAATTCTTAATGGATAGTTTTTGTTATCAATTATGTTACGAAGGAGAAGAAACATGGGTACACAAAGATCCTTCTATGTGGGCGGGTATATTATACCTTACACCAAATGCTCCTATCGAAGCAGGCACTGGAATATTCAAGGAAGATAAACAAGGAGAATTTGAACTTGTTGATGCAATAGGAAATGTTTACAATAGGCTTGTGTTGTATAGAGGTGATTTACTACACAGAAGTTTGCTATCTGGATTTGGAAACACACCAGAAAGCGGCAGGCTTACACAAGTTTTCTTCTTTGATGTTCGAGAACAACCAGCAGGAGGTTGGGGAGAATGACAACTGATGCTATTTGGCCAACCTGGATTTATTCAACTGTAATCGAAAATCATAAAGAAGTTTATGAACAATTTTTACCTATGTTAAATGACGATAATAATTTTGATAGTCCATGGACATACGGAGATTGTAAAAGTAGTATACGAAATAAAAGCAATGATAAATTTCCGTGGAATACATGGTTTGAAGCAATAAAGCCCTATGTAGACGAGCATTTACAATCATTAGAACCTACAATGCCTTTTGTAATACATAGTGATGAGTTTTGGGTAAACGTTTACAGCAAAGGTGATTTTCAAGAAAGTCACGAACATGCATTTCCTGGAAGGTCTTTAAGTGCAATTTATATTATGGAATTGGACAAAAATACAGAAGGCGGAGACTTAGTTTTTGAATGTCCTAATTTTGCAACTGTCAAGTTTAGTGGGTTAAATAGAATTTTCGATAAATGGCAGTATCAACATATCATGCCCAAATTAGAAAACGGCACATTAATTTTATTTCCTAGTTGGTTGACACATTATGTGTTACCAATGAGATCAGAAAAACGTAGAATAACAATAGCGGCAAATTTTAGTATAAAGGAAGCAAATGAGTAGATTAAAAGGTACAGTTGAAAAAGGTTGGGGTAGTGAAACAATATTTGCAACTAACGATTTATATTGCGGAAAATTATTAAATTTTAATACAGGTGCAAAATTTAGCATGCACATGCACAAAGATAAAGACGAAACATGGTATGTGTTGAGCGGAAAATTTGTTGTAAAAACAATTGATACAAAAACAGCAGACGTTGATGCAGAACCTTTAGAAAAGGGAGATACATGGCACAATCCTCCAATGCTTCCTCATCAATTGCTTTGTTTAGAACAAGGTACGATTATAGAAGTTAGTACACCAGATAGTATAGAAGACAACTATAGAGTTGAAAAAGGAGATAGCCAAGTTGTCTAGATCCCTCTTTATAGGATGTAGTCATACAATGGGATATTTAGATCCAAACCCGCACTCAGATGCACCCCCTCAGCCTTGGCAAGATAACAATTACGCAGAATTTTATGCAAAACAAAATAACAAACCTAGTATTATTATGGCTAGTGCTGGAGCAGGAAACTCTCTATGGCCAAGATTTTTAGCGTATGCGTTCCAAAAATATAATGACATAGATGAAGTATTTGTTCAAAGCACTTACTGGGGAAGATTTGCTATTGCAATGAATCCAAATCTAGACGCTTACAATATTTTACCTATTGATTATTTTATAGAAAAAGAAAAAAGTGATGATCTAATTGAAAGATATAGTTTAGGATTGTATCAAGATAAGTTTGTAGAATATTATCTTAAACCAGAATCGTATGACTACGACGAACTACCATACAACCGTTATACTGCACCATTTTGTGCTGAGCCTGATGTCCGACGAAGCAGTCATATGTATATTAGAATGTGGCATTATTCAAACACACATTTAGATCAATATGATTATTTCAAAGATGTTTTGGCATGTGATGCTATTTGTAATTATAACAATGTAAAAATGCACTTATGGAATATAAATGATAGATGTTTTATACCAGAACAAACAGGCAATTGGTTAACTAAACTACAAGCAACTAAAATTGCAAATATAGATGCTATAAGTTTTCTTAAAAAGCATAAGAAAACAATTAAATTAGGTGATACCGAACATTACTCAAAAGAAACACATGAGATAATTGCAAAAGAATATATACCTTATATAAAGGACACAAAATGAAAGACGATTACAACGGAATAGAAGAATATCCTCTTGCATACGAAAAGGATTACTGCGACGAAATTATAAAACATTTTGAAGTAATGGCACGAAATGCAGTTACATATAAACAAGATAATCTAGATGTTAATCAAGACGAACGTATTGTTTTTGATTGGGCACATACACAAAATCAATATCATTATGATTTCAAATTGTGTGATTACTTTTATCAAAGATTGCATGAAGTATACACAAAATCCTATATGGAAAAATATCAAATGCTAAAAAATAGTGAACAGCATAGTCCAAAAGGTATGAGCATACAAAAATCAAAGCCACATCAAGGTTATCATGCCTGGCATGCAGAAGCTGCAGATATAGGGTCTTGTTCAAGGGTAATGAATTATATGTTATATCTTAATGATGTAGAAGAAGGCGGTGAAACAGAATTTTTATATCAAGGTGTAAAATTAAAACCTGAAGCTGGAAAACTAGTTATTTTCCCCACAAGTTATATGTATCCACATAGAGGAAATCCTATTTACAAAGGAGAAAAATATATAATTACAGGCTGGTATACATATGATAGATAAGTATAAAGTCGCTAATGCAACTCCAGTAATTCCTACAAAATGCGTAATAGGTTTAGATAGAGATGGAGTAATTAATCAAGATTTAGGTAATGAGCAAGGATGTAGATATGTAACTTCGCCTAATGAATTTAAACCAATTGAAGGTAGCTTAGAAGCTGTGGCAAAGATTAGACAACTAGGGCATAGAATAGTAATTATAACAAATCAAGGCGGTATACAAAAAGGTATAATGTCTGCTGAAGATGTTGATAGTGTTCATGATCATATGCTTGAGTTATTAGGGCAAGCAGGTTGTCCTAGTATTGATGCAATATATTATAGCGAAAGTAGCCAAAAAAATGATATGTATGCAAAGCCCAATGCAGGCATGTTTAAAAGATGCGCCAAAGAACATAAAGATATTAAGTGGAGCCAAGGATTTTTTGTTGGTGATAAAATGAGCGATTTACGTGCCGCAGTCAAAGTAGGTGCAAGACCTGTATTGGTTAGAACCGGTTATGGACGTGAGACTGAAAAACAGCTAAATAAGTATACATACAAGGATATCAAAAAGAAAACCTATGTATTTGACGATTTAGCTGATTTTGCAAACCAGCTTTGATAGGAGAAAAATATATGCCATATGCAGTAAAAAAACCGCATCCAACAGTGGACAACGTTATGCTTTATCACACATGGGATCCTGATGGTGACGGTTACGAAGAAATTAGAAAATTCCCAGATCAAGAAAAAGCAAACGTATTTGCAGCCGAACACGCAGGCGCAGTCGTGGTAGAAATAGGTTACGAAATTGATCAATCAGATCAAATGATAGCTGATAGATATGCACAGTCAATTGATCCAGCAAGACCAGAAGGTAGTATTACACCATCAACTAACGCAGAAGCAGAACACAGATTCGAGCCAGGACCACTTAGAGCTTTCACTGCACACGGCATTTTAGGTTAAGGACTAACCTATGGCAATACCAGTAGCTCCCGTATTCGATAGGATTAGATTAGTACCTCGTCCAACTGACTTTTTGGACAGGAATACAGGAGCCAGTGGCGAGCTTTTCTACGAGAAGGAAACAAAAACACTTCGTGTATACAATGGGTTACAACGAGGTGGTTTTGAAGTTCTCAGCGAAGAAAGATTAAGAATAAACACTGCTAATTTAGAGGTTGCTACAGTAAAATATAATACATTTGTAGGCAATGACGGAGTAGGAAACAAATATTATTTTAACAATGATTTTTCAAACTATGCACCTGCTTTAACTTTTGTAGTAGGATACACATATAGATTTGATCAATCAAATTATACCAATTTGTTTTATCCTAATCCACAAGGAGGCACGTTAAATCCTCATCCTTTAGAATTTAGTGTGCAAGAAAACGGCACATTAGGTGGAGGCGTCCAATATACTGAAGGTGTTGTATATCTTTTAGATGACGCAGAAGTAACTAGGGAAAAATACCTAAATGATTTTACAAGCTCTACAACTAGGGCAATACAAATAACAATCACAACAAATACACCAAATACTCTTTACTATTACTGTACTAGACACACAGGAATGGGCGGAGAAATAACAGTAGGTATGCCAGGATCAGGCACAGGCTCCGGCGGAGCAAGTATTACAGCAAGTGATTCGGCACCTACAGAACCTAGTGCAGGAGCACTATGGTATAACAGTGCAACTGGATATTTGTATGTATATGTTGATGACGGTGATAGTCAACAATGGGTACAGCCTGTTGCTGGTAACGTGTTTAGTGGATTGTATAATGATTTATTAGGCAAACCAACTTTCGCTACAGTTGCCAACACAGGCGATTGGAACGATATACAAAATAAACCTACTATACCAGCTAGCCTTACTGATTTAGGAATTTCCGACGGGACTGCAAACCAAGTTCTAACCACAGATGGTGCAGGCAATTTTACATTTGAAGATGGCGGAGGAGGATCTTCATATGATCAAAGTCTTAACACGACAGATGATGTTACATTTGACGAAATTACTGCAACAACAAGTTTAACTGCACCTAATGTAATTACAAATGGTGTAGGCGTAACTAACTTTACAAGTTCTACAAGTTTAACACTATCTGCTACAGATGGCGTGTTTCTTTCTGGAATAGCAAGATCTAGCGAAATAGTAAACACACTTACTGGAGCAACTTCAACAGTTGACCACAGTCTAAACTTAGGTAGTGTTTGGAACCATACTAGCATTGCCGCAAACTTTACAGCAAACTTCACAAATGTACCAACAACTACTGACAGAACTATTTCGGTTGCATTAATATTAAATCAAGGTGCATCACCATATCTTCCTAATGCTGTTCAAATAAACGGAGGCACTGAAAGTATAAACTGGGAAGATGCATCTGCACCGACACCTAATGCAAACCAAACAGATGTTGTTGTCTTTACACTTGTACGTACAGGCGGTTCATGGAATGTATTAGGGAGTCTAACAACTTATGGCTAGTGAAAAAGAATATGTGGTTGTTGTACATAGAGGAATAGATTTAGAATCATTTGATGCTGAACTTGCCGCAGAAACAGGCACGGGACCAATTCCAAACAGAGCAGTAGAAGTAGCAAATCCAAGATGGGGTTCAAAACGCATGACCCATTGGATGCTTAGTGACGCAGAAGCAGAAGAACTTACAAAAGATGAACGTGTGCTTGCAGTTGAAATACCTGCAGATCAAAGAACAGATATACAAATTGGACTTAATGCTAGACAGACTGGAATTTGGTATAGAGGATCAAGCACAAATAACACGCACGGCAATTGGGCATTGCGTAGATGCATAGAAGTACATAACGATCCGTTTGGAAGTGATACAATACTCACTGGTGATTACACATATCCCTTAGACGGTACAGGGATAGATTTTGTAGTACAGGATAGTGGTATACAACCTGATCATCCAGAGTTTCAAGATGCAAATGGTGTCAGTAGAGTACAACAGATAGATTGGTTATCTAACAGTGGCATCGGCGGCGAAACACAAGATGACAACTTTTATACAGACTATGATGGCCATGGCACTCACTGTGCAGGTACAGCAGTAGGTAAAACTTTTGGATGGGCAAAAAATGCAAGAGTATATAGTCAAAAACTAGCAGGATTAGAAGGCTCAGGTGATCCAAACAACGGAATTAGTATAGCTAATGCTTTTGATACTATAAGAATATGGCATAACAACAAAGCAGGTGCAGATGCTAATAGGCCAACTGTAGTAAACATGAGTTGGGGATACGGCACAACAAGAACTGGTGATCCTACAGATGGTGTTTATAGAGGAACTGCTTGGACATACGGTGTTGATTATAGTGATAGAGCAAGTTTAGAGCAAGCTACAGGTGTGCCTATTATGAGGATAACATCCGGTGGTGTGCCGGTGGCGGCTAGATTAAGCATAAGGGTAGCAAGTGTTGATGCTGAAATAGAAGATATGATCGATGCAGGCATACATGTATGCATTGCCGCAGGTAATAATTATAATAAAATAGATACTGGTGCCGGTAGTGATTATGCAAATACAGTAAATTTTAGTGGCAACGTAAGCTATCATCAAGGAAGCTCGCCATATAGTACTAGAGCGTTTATGGTAGCAAGTGTAGATAGTGCAGTAAACGGATCAGATAACGATAAACCTAGTGTGTTTTCAAGCAGAGGTCCAGGATGTAACATTTGGGCACCAGGCAGTGATATAATGAGTGCAACAAGTAACGATTATAACAGTGCAAAATTTTCTCCTATTGAATATTTTGGAGATAGTAATTTTAAGCAAATGAGTATTAGTGGCACATCAATGGCATCTCCTCAAGTAGCAGGAATTTGTTGTCTTTACTTACAAGTATTTCCTGACCTTTCTCCTGAACAACTACAACAAAGAATATTAGCAGATAGTAAAGGTGTTATGGATACAACAGGATCAGATACAGATTATGACGATACACAAAACAGTCTACTAGGACAATCAACACAGTTTTTATACACAAAATACAGCCAAGAAAATCCGTGGACACTTACTGGTCCTTCGAATATATCAATAGGAAGTTAAAATGCCACGTCTGACACAATTAGCAGGACTAGTAAAAAAATCAGCAGGTGAAATAAGTTTTGTAAATCCTTATATAGATTTTAGTAGCGGTACAGCACCTACTGCTGTTGTATCTGAAGGATCTACTATTGAAGCTTTTTTTCAAATTTATGATGGCAGTCCTCAAGCTGGTGAGACAGTAAGTTATAGCATTACAACAGGCGGTGGCTTTGTGAACTCTGCAGATATTTCGATTCCCATTACTGGAACATGCCCAGTAACAATTAATCAATTTGGCAGAGGAGTTTTTAGTATTAATTTCGAAATTACTGAAGATATAACAACAGAAGGCGCCGAGGATTTATCAATTACATTTACATATAATTATACTAATCCTTCAACTGGTGCAGGAACTGCTCAATATGTTTATGATCTGGGAATTTCTGATACAAGCCAAACACCAGCCAATCCAACATATGTGCTTAACAGAACTACAAGTAGTGCAAATGAAGGTGAAAGTTTTACTATCTCGTTAGTAACTGCAAATGTTGCAGGCGGCACCACAGTTCCTTACACAATTACAGGTGTGTCCAGTGCTGATATTGGCGGTGTTAGTTTGACTGGTAATTTTGTAACTGGCACAACAGACGATGTAACTTTTAACGTAACAGCAGATGCAACAACAGAAGGTGCAGAAACATTTAGTCTTGAATTAGATAACGGTGAAGATACTATTACAGTAACAATTAATGATACTAGTTTAGATCCTACATATGCTGTCAGTGCAAGTAGGGCAAGTGTAAACGAAGGTGAAAGTTTTACTGTTAATCTTACAACAACTGATGTACAAGATGGTGTTGGAGTAGGTTATACAATAACAGGAGTATCAAGTGCAGATATTGACGGTGCCTCTCTTACAGGTAGTTTTACAGTGAGTAGCAATGCCGCAAGTCTAAATGTAACTGTAACTGCTGACGAATCACTAGGTGAGGGTAATGAAACATTTACCCTATCTCTTAACAATGGTGAAGATGCTGTAAGTGTAGACATTGCAGATAGTAGTGTAGATACAACACCGACTTATAGTAGCTTGACGCTACAAAGTGCAAGTAGCGTAAATGAAGGGTCTGCCAGTACGTTTAGAATTACAGGTAGAAACATAGCTCAAAATACCACAATAGACGTTATACTCACAGGAGTTACAGGTACTGTAGCGGCAAACGATTTTGCTCCTGCAAGTTTAACTCGCACAGTAACATGGACAGGTGCTAGTAATCCTATTACACAATCACAAGATTTTACAGTAACACTTGCTGAGGACGAAATCACAGAAGGTGCAGAGTCATTCAAATGTGTATTATCAGCTACAGATAGTAATGGAACAGCAACAGGTGGACTTGAATCTCCCACAGTAACAATAGGTGATACTTCACTCAGTCCAGTAATAGGACAAGTCGAATTTACAGGACTTACAAACGGTAATGAGGCATTCAGCCCTTGGACAGTGCCTACAGATGTAACAAGTATTAGTATTGTATGTATTGGCGGTGGGGGCGGTGGAGCAGGTTGTGCAAATTCCTACGGATACGCCGGTGGTGGAGGAGGCGGAGGCGGCCTAGCATACGCGAACAACGTTTCGGTAACTCCCGGAGAAACATTAATAGTTAGAACAGGATATGCTGGTACAGCAGGCGGAAGAGGTCAAAATGGTGGCGACGGTGGAACAAGCAGTGTAAAAAGAGGATCAACCGAGCTTTGCTCTGTCAACGGAGGCTATGGCGGTTCAGCAAGCAATGTAGGCGGTGATGGCGGTGGAGCCAATGGTACAGGAACTAGATACACTGGCGGCGCTGGCGGTAATGGCCAAAGCTATTCGCGTGGTGGAGGCGGTGGTGGTGCCGCAGGATATAGTGGTGATGGTGGTGATGCAAGAGGCGGCAATAATTTTAGTGCTGGTGAAAACGGTTCAGGCGGCGGCGGGGGCGGTGGTGGTGCGTGTTCTACAAGCCCTGGACAGACTGGCGGCGGAGGAATACAAAATAAAGGTCAAGGATCTAATGGTGTAGGCGGAAGTTATAACCAAGATGGTAATGGTGGATCTGGAGGTGAAGCAGGACAAAATGGTATTGGTGGTGCTTTAGGTGGAGGAGGTAGTGGTACATCTTACACTGGAAATCCTTCGCAAGGTAATGGACAACGTGGTGGAGTTGGCAGTGTAAGGATTATATATCCAGGTACAAGTAGACAATTTCCAAGCACAAGAACAGCTAACGAAGCGGCAGTTAGTGGAACATACGACTCAATAATAAGGAATGATGCAGAAATACAAGAATATCCTAGTACTTTGAACGATGCAACTGTAACATTTACATTATCAACTTCAGATGTTCCTCAAGGTACAACAGTAGGATATAGTTTTGTAAATGTTCAAGGCACTGTGACTGCTGACGATTTTATAAACAGAGATACGCTTTTTACTATAGGCAGTGATGGAACAGCAACAGTAAGTATGCAAGCCACAGGCGACTGGGCTACTGAAGGCACAGAAATATTTAAAATACAATTGGCGTCAACTGACAGCATAGGTAATGATACAGAAGATTTACAAAGTCCTAATGTAACAATAACAGATAATTATCCTGCTACTATTTACAACAGCATAAGTTTAGATAAGTCAAACTACAATGAAGGCGACGAAGTTACCATTTCAGTAGATTATACAAACAATACAGATAAAGCAATATCAGTTGCATATACAGTTTCAAGTAGTTCAGGATCATCAACAGATTTTGATAACACGTATGGAATATTAAATCTAATAGGAGGAACTACATACGAAGGGCCACCTTATGCTGGGACAAAAACTACAATCCTAGCAGATGCAACAACTGAAGGTGCAGAAACTATGACTGTAACTTTGAATCCTACAGATTCAAACGGTAATCCTACTAATAGTAGATCTGCTACTGCAACTATCAATGATACAAGTTTGACGCCAAGAGTGCCAGGACAAAGCCTTGATGGATATATTCAGCAACCTGCGTATGACGATCAAGTAGGTGGTGCAAGACCTGGAGCAGGCTGGGGAGCTGTTTTAGGCGGAGATGATGATTTTGTAGTTGTAGGAAGTTATCTTTCAGCAAGGCCAAGTAGTGCAGGCAGTTACGAGGCAGCTCATGGGCAAGTACACATTTATAATAGACAAACAAAAGCATTATTACACGTTATCGAAAATCCCCTGACAGGTTCTGCATATGCCAGTGAAAGAACTATAATGTTTGGATCGGGTGTAGGTTTAACTAAAGTAGGAAGCACATATTATCTAGCAGTGGCAGGATCTAATTTTAAGTACAACGGAGTAAGTTATTATGATCCAAGAATCTTCGTTTATAAATCAACTAACAATTGGTCAACTTACAGTCTACATAAAACTGCAAGATTAGGTACATCAGATTCAGGTAATCCAAACACACAAAGTGAGAAAAGATTTAGAGTAGGCGGAGATTATCTAGTTTATGGATATAATAATATGTCTAATTCAGGTACTGTAAGGTATATGCAATTAAGTTCAAATGGTACTTCAGATCTTTCAACACCAGTAGCTCAATGGGAATCATTAGCTAGTACTACTTTACAGCAATATCAAAATTTTGAAGCAGGTAGTACTGTTGATACAGATGGTACATATATATTATATGGAAGTTATGAGAGAGATTATACATCAGGCTCTAACACATATCAGAATACAGGAACAGCTCAATTAGCTTTTAATGCTAACGGTAATGGATATAGATATCACGGTGGACAAACTTATGCAGGGTCTACTACTAATTGGGCCAATTTTGAATTTGGAAAAGGTGTTGCACTAGCTGGCAACTATTATGCTGTAGCATCTGGTGGAGACGATTACAGTGGAAACATAGATGCAGGCAGAGTAAGATGTTTTCAACTATCAACAGGAGGCTTAAGAGGAACTATCAACAGACCTGTGTTTAGTCCAGGTATTTCTGGCGGTGGTGGCTCTAAATTCTATGGAGGTCAACTATCTGGAAATTCAGACGGATACATAGCAGTGTTATGGCAAGACGTCTACGGCCAAGATAACAACACATTGCGAATATACAATGCGGCCAATGGATCATTAGTAAATACTGTTCCTCATCCTGGAAATGTAACGTATATACCAAATGTAAATGTAGACTTGTATCATTACAATGCAATACACATTACTAAAAGCTACGTGTTTACACGAACAACACCCCTCCAAACGCAAGGAGGCTCTGCATATTGCAGGATATACATACATTAATAAATACAATGAGAGGTTATTATGGCAATAGATTTTCCAAACACACCAGCAGTAAATGACACACATGTTGTAGGAAATATTACTTGGACATGGACTGGAAGTGCATGGGCGATATTAAGCTCTGTAGGTGGCGGTGGCGGAGTAGGTTCGCAAAATACCTTTAGTACAATAGCAGGCGATACAGGGAGTGTAGCCGCATCGAGTCCTACAGATACACTTACAATATCTGGTGGTACAGATATTTCAACTTCAGTAACTGGTTCAATGGTAGAAATAGCTTACACAGGATCCGGCGGTGGAGGTGGTGGCGGAGGTGCCACATCATTAAACGAATTATCCGACGTAAATATTTCTAACCCTCAAGACGGTGAAGTTTTAAAATATAGTGCAGGAGAATGGGCAAACGGCACAGATGCTACAGGTGGCGGTGGAGGTGGAGGTGCATCTAATTTCACTGATCTAGGAGATGTACCAACAGGCTTGACACCTGCAAGTTTTTATGAACATGCTATTGCTACGTTAAGAGTAGATAATGTAAATGCAGATGCTTACACATTTAATAGTCATTACAGCGGAAATAATCCTACCATTTATGTAATAAGTGGAACAACTATAGCATTTGATTTGACAAACATAGGTGGACATCCATTCCTAATACAAGACAGTACTGGTACTAATATAACATCTGGGTTGGTGCATGTAGCTACAAACGGCACAGTACTCACAGATACAAATGCACAAGGTCAATCAAGCGGAGTATTATATTGGAGGGTACCGGAAACACTAGCAAGTCCACCTAACTATAGATATCAATGTCAATCACATACAGCTATGGTTGGACCTATAACAATCAAAAGATTAAGCACCTTGTAAAAAACTTGTCAACTTTGTTCTTATATCTGTGAGGTTAAGCACATGTTGTCTAAGTGTATGAGGGTCTATGTTACCATCATTATTTGGAGCATGTCCTTCATTAATTATTGCTACTTGATCCTGTAAATCTTGCAATAATTCTTGGGCATGTTTTTTATTTTTTTGTATAACAATTTTTGATATTTTACTTTGAAAATCTTGTATTTCTTCTTTGTATCTTTGAGAGTTATCAATAGTAAGCATTATTCTTCCTTAAGAACAGGTCTAAGTTGATAGAAGTCATCTTTTTTATCTATGTTACTTGTTTGCGTAATACTGCCTCCATCTACCATACTTTCTAAGCCAACTGGCATACAAGGAGGTACATGAAATACACTTCCTTCTTTAACTTCTTTTTCATATAACATACCATTGCTTGTGTCTATCCAAGCAATTTTAAAATTACCCGTGTTAACAAACCAAGTCTTTTCAGTTTGTTTGTGAAAATGCATAGGCAAGCCAGCGCCTACACTATCAAAAACTAAAATTTTAGAAACATAGTTTTCTGTTTTTGCCCATAATGCTTCATATCCAAAATTACTTTTTTCTACATTTTCGCTCATAATAAATCCATTACTTTAAATACAGTTTCCAATTTAGTTACATTTACTTTATTACTCAGAGTATTTTTTAATCCATTATGCAAAGGTTTAGGCCAACTTTTAAAAGTTATCCATGCATATCCGCTATGCTCTCCATTTAATGCAGGAATAAATTCTTTATCTACAACACAAAGATATGTATGAAATTGAAATTTGCTATCATTTGAAATAAATGTTTCTAGAGGAACAGTTTTTATTATATCTATTTCTCCTATTTCTTCAAATATTTCTCTACGTAAGCCTTCCCACGGTGTCTCTGCTTCTTCGTTTGTGCCGCCAACTAATCCCCAAACGTCCTTTGCACGACCTTGTGTTCTATATAATAATAAGAAACGTTTTGTAGAACGTGCATACACCAAAGCACCACTACAGATAATGGATTTACTCTTCATACAATTAATTATCTTAAAAGTTTAGATACCAGGTGCCAACTGGATATTCTCCATCATATGATAATATCCATTCATCGTTAACATATTTGTATTGTTTGCCTGTGTTAAGATTAGTAGTAAAAACTACAGTACTATCATCTTCACTAGCATCAAATACTATATGCCACTTAGAGCCGTCCCATTCGACTATGTCGTTTGCGCCTGCAACAAATTCAGTGCCGTCTGCATTTTTCCATGCATCAGGACCGTCATAAGTTGCTTCATCGACATTTTCACTTGTATTAATAGCATCTAATATTAATATTCTAGCATTACTGCCTTTTATTGCTGTTGGATTAGTTTTGTAAGGATTAATTATATAATCTATTTTGTTTCTATCACCTGACGGACCATGCATTATTGTATCAGCAGGTATTGTATCTGTGTCAAAATTTATTGACAATTCAAATTCATCTAACGGATTTATAGTGACTGTGCCTACAATTTCATTATCTATACCATCTCTTCTAAGATGTAAATTAGTTACTCCTGCATTGAAATCAAAAGGTAATGACTTAATATATCCTGTCCAAGTTTCTGCGCCTACAACACCAGCCTTTACTAGCTTTGCTGTATTACTCATTACAAGCAATGAATAATTATCATGACTTGTATTAATAATTGAATCTACATCTAATTTTACCATTCCTTCTGCAGCAATTTCTGCTCGTATTTGTCCTGTATTTGCAATAGCTAATCTAGTCTTTGTAGCATTTTCTGGCTTAGGTTTATCGTCGTATGCCTGGTTTGCAGGACGCGATAAATCTAAATCAATACTTCCTTGACTCTCATTAAATATACTTGTAATTACTTGTGTGATTACTCCAAGTCTTTTAACTTTTACAGGCGGACTTATAAAAATAGGAGTGTTAAATGTTAAAGTTGCAACATCTATTTCACTATCTACGCCTACAGGAACACTTCTACTACTAAATGTTAAATTTTCTAAGTTGACTACACTCAAACTTGTCCAATCAACATAGTTGTCAGTTGTCTGTATTTCTAAACTAGGATTGAATAACATTAGTATTTGTTCTAATATTTGTAATTTTTGATCAGTATTACTACTCCAAACGTCTACATTCACTGTTAATGTATAAGGTGTGGGCATTAATCTTTCTACTGTATAGTTTTTTCCTTCTTTGTTTATGTATTCTTTTCCAGTTGAATCATATGCTTGTTCTCTTATGTTAACTTTGTTTACATAACTACTATCTGCTAACCTAGCAGTATCCATTGCTAAGCCAGTAATATATACAGACATTCTTGGAGCACTAGGAATTTTATTTTCTGAATTCTCTCTAATAATATTTGCAACTTGCCTTGTCAAGTCACCATACATAACAGGAACTTGTGTAAGGTTACCTTTTCCATCTTTGTAAGAAAAATTGCTCATCATTCTTACAATTTGAGTTATGTATCTTCTAATTTGTCCATCATAAAAATGTTGCATTAGTTTTTATCCAATTTAGGGACTATAGCTCTCCTATAGTAAAAACTTTTTGCAGAAACAGTAATTTTCATAGGTTCGTTTGGAACTTGTTTTGGTTGTGCAGGACCAACAGTTGTAATATGTTCTCTTGCACCTACTGCATCTATAATCATTTGTTTCATATCATCAAAATCAGCCATTGTTTTAGGAAAGCCTTCATGCTCTTGATAGCCATATTCATCACGCTTTGGATTATTAGTGTTAATTTTTAAATCAATCATTAGAGCTTGTTTAACATCTGTGACTTCCAAAGTTTTTCCTGTTATCTCAGGATCTGTCTGCGGATAGTTAAAAGACACTCCTGTTGGAAATATAGGATCTTTTGCTCTAGTTTCGTGATACCAACCGTCTTTGAATTTAGGATCATCTGTATCTCTAATTTTTAATCCACGTAATACAGTTTTTTCCATAGTATTCATTACTAGTCTATGCAAATCTAATACATTTTTCATTGCTTGTTTTTCTATATCAGTAGGCTCAAATTCTCCTTTATCTGCATCCTTTTGATCTTTACCATCTATTTTATCTTTTTCGATTTTATCTATTTTATCTGCTTCTGTTGAACCAACAATATTCCAGTCTGCATATATTTCATTTGGTTTTGCTTTTTTAGCAGCCTTGACAACTCTAGCATCAAAGTCTGGTCTAGTTGTAAGTTCTTTAGGAACATTACGGATTGTAATCTTTTTTCCGCTTTTAAATTCGACAGCAATAATTACTTTATCTTCTGCTTCACGTAATGCTGTTTTTAATTCTTGCCATCTCATTGTAAATCCTCCCAGTCAAAATCCTCAATATCGTCTGGTGTGACAGGTTTTTCTTTCTCATCAGGTTTGACTGTTATATTAGGATTTTGTTCTGTATCTTTTTTTATTTTATCTGCTTCTTCTTCTTTTTTCTTTCTTTCTTTTTCTAATCTTTCTGCTTCTATACGTTTCTTTTCTGCTTCAGCTTCAAGTCTTGCTTTTTCAGCTTTTTCTTTTTCAATCCTAGCTTCTTCTGCTTTTCTAAGTGCTTCTTCTTTTGCAAGCCTTTCTTCTTCGGCTTTCTTAGCGGCTTCTTCGTTTGCTTTTCTTTCATTCTCTGCCGCTATACGAGCTTCTTCAGCTTCTTGTTCATCTGCAATTTGTTGTTCAAGTGCCGCTTTTTCAGCTGCGGCAAGTGCTTTTTTCTTAGCCTCTATAGCATCTATAGTACCTTCTATATCTTTCCTAAAACTAGGACCAATATAATCTTCAAATCCAGGATTGCCATCAAGATAATTTAATGCACCTTCCCAATCTTCATTTTGTAAATAGCTGTTTAATTTTCCTGATTCTGTAGCATAATCAGTAGTTCCTGTGTCAGTATTGCCCGAGCCTTGTGTGCTTTTACCAGTTTCTGCATTGCCCTTTCCTGTATTTGCACCAACAACAGCAGTTCCGTCTCCTGGCGTATATCCAGGAATATCACTTGTGCCAGTACCCTTACCAAATCTAGAATTACCTGTACCAGTGCCTGCACCTTGACTTTTTGCGTAATCACTGTATCCACCGTCACCTGCAAATCCTTGTAGATCACCTTGTCCTAATTTTCCATATCCGTTTTTTTGCAGACATGCTTGAATTGCTGAAGCTAATTGCGGGTTTCGATTTCTATATCTTTTTATAGCATCTAAAGCATTTTTTTTCATATTTCTTGCTCTAGCTGGATATTTAAATCCGCCATCTTTTCGCTTTACGCCTGCTCTTATTAGTCCATTGCAAATGTGTTCGACAGGGGTATTTAGGTATATTTCTTTTTCTACCCTATCTTTTTCACTACGTATTTCGTAAAATTCTTTATATCTCATTATTCATCTGCCTTTGGTCTCAAAGCATCACTTAGACTTTGTCTTTCTATTACATTCTCTCCAGAAATTGTTGCAGAGTTTGTGTTATTTATAAATGTGCCTTTTTGTGTGCTTCTTGAATCTGTCTGTGTCATTGTCATACGCACATTATCTTCTTGCTTGACCCATCTTGCACCGTCATATCTAAACAATCTGTTAGGACTAAAATCAGTACGTAAAAAATAGTCACCCAAACTTTTATTAGTAGGAAATCCTATACCATGACCGAAATTAGCACCATTAGTAGGTATACCATCACCTAACAAGTAACCATTATACCCTGATTTATTTGCAGTTTGCATTGTATCTGGTATATTGTCTGCATCGGTATCTACAAGTTCAGTATTTCCATCACTGTTTAATTGTAAACTATAATAATGGCTAGTATCATAACCTGATTTGGCCGCATCAGCTTCTGCTTGTTGCACTACTGCGTTATTAATTTGCATTTCTTTTTCGTAAGTGCTTAACATATTACGAAGTGTGTTTGCACCGTCTTGTCCTTCTTCAGCAGGCAAATCTAAAATTTCTTTGTATTCTTGAGAATCAACTATTTGTTTTAATTTTAATCTATATAAATGGGGATACCATGTTTGCGAAAACCCTTCTGCGGCACGGTTGACGTCTTCAACCACGTAGAATCTTTTTAATGCATAACTTAAATCGTTTAGTGCATATTCGTCTTTTAGATGAGGTAGTTCAATTACATCTCCTGCAATAATTTTTCTACCTAACGTTTTGACACTACTATTAATATGAATTGTTAAAAATAATGTATCATTGCTTAAAAATAATCCAAATTGGCTTAAATTGAAATCAATATCTTGTACATTGTAAATGCCACGCATTGTGTATACATCTGGGTCGTATTTCCTATCTCTATTTTCTAAAAATAGTAAATCTTGTATATTTGTTTCTTTTACAGCATCATACTTTGGTTGATCTGCTGTAGCTTCACTTTCGCTAGGATTTTCAGCACCAAGAAATTTATGCACATTTATATCTGTACCACCTACAGTAAACATTTCATAAACTTGTTTGTCTATAAATGTATAATCATTTCCTCTTTCGGGTCTATATAAACTTAATCTAGGCATATACATATTTATCGTTAGTAGACTAATACGATAAATACTACGGAGACAACAAAATGGCTTTACAAAAACAAGATATATTTGATTATGTACATACAATGTTAGGTGGAGGAATGGTTGACGTAGAACTAGATCCTGTTCACTATGAAACTGCTTTACAAAAAGCATTTACAAAATTTAGACAAAGATCTGATAATTCGGTAGAAGAATCCTATTTTTTTATGCCAACAATTATAGATCAAAACGAATATACCTTGCCAAATGAAATAGTTGAAGTAAGAAGAATATTTAGACGCTCTATAGGATCTAGATCTGGTGGTGGAGACGGCGGAACAATATTTGAACCATTTAATTTAGCATATACAAATGCATACCTTTTATCAAGCTCTAACCTTGGAGGATTAGCTACATACGATATGTTCAGTCAATACCAAGAACTTGTAGGACGTATGTTTGGATCATTTATTGAATTCAAATGGAACACTCAAACAAAAAAATTAACATTACTTCAAAGACCTAGAGCAGAAGAAACTTTATTAATGTATTGTTACAATTATAGACCAGATGAAAATTTAATGAATGACTATCTGGCCCAACAATGGATAAAAGATTATACACTAGCAAGTTGCAAATATATGTTAGGTGAAGCAAGAGAAAAATTTGCTACTATTGCTGGACCACAAGGCGGTACTAGTTTGAACGGTCAAAGCCTAAAAAGTGAAGCTCAACAAGAAATGGAAAAGTTAGAATCTGACGTTGCTACTCAAGTTTCAGGCGGCGTAGGTTACGGATTTTCCATAGGATAATTTTTCTTGACATTACTGATAAATTAGTCTATAATAACTTAAACATGAGGATATTATATGATAATAGGTATTTGTGGACTTATAGGTAGCGGTAAAGGATCTGCCGCAGATATATTAGTTGAAGAACACAACTTTACAAAAATTAGTTTTGCAGATAAACTAAAAGATGGGGTTGCTTCTGTCTTCAACTGGGATCGGCAGAAACTAGAAGGTGACACTGATTCAAGTAGAGCCTGGCGAGAAGAACCTGATAAATTTTGGTCAAAAGAAGTAGGAAAACCAATTACACCTAGATTAGTTTTACAATTATTTGGCACAGATTGTATGAGAGACGGATTCTTTGATGGCATATGGGTTAGTGTTGTAAAACAACATTTACTTCACGATACAACAAAAGATTACGTTATACCTGATGTACGCTTTCCTAATGAAGCTAATATGATACATTCATTAAACGGACAAGTGTGGCAAGTGAAAAGAGGTGCAGATCCAGTATGGTTTAGGATGTATCAAGATATAGGTGTAGAACCAAAAGATGTACATGAATCTGAATGGCGTTGGGCAAACGTAAAATTTGATGGAATTATAAGTAATAATGGTACATTTGATGACCTTAAAAATCAGGTACAAGATCACCTTGCTTCCACTTTACACCTTGCTTCTGCATAATCCGTTGACAGTTTGCACAGATAGTTTTTAAATTCATTACACTACAATTATTTAAATCACCGTCTATATGGAAAACATTAAACTGCTCTGTATGTTTACTTTTATAACCACACTTTTCACATACATCCTTTTTTTCATATCCACGTTGTTTCCATTTTGGTATCCCGTGGTTGACACCATTTCGTAAACATCTTTCACAAAGTTTTCTGTAATAAGTTTTTTTGCCTTTTTTATAATTCACAGCCGCAGGTCGCTGTCCACATTTACATAAAGGTCTCATATTGTATTTACCTCACCTTTTTGGTACCTTTTTCATGGTATATATACACACCTTTTCTATTTTAATTGCTAAATAGTAATAGCAAAAAGATTCCAACAGGAGAAATAATATGGCTTTAACATCACCAGGAGTACAGGTCAGCGTTATAGACGAAAGTTTTTATACCCCAGCTGAGCCAGGTACAGTACCGATGGTTTTTGTTGCTTCAGCAAGTAACAAGCAAAATGCGGCAGGCACAGGAACAGCACAAGGTACATTGAAAGCGAATGCAGGTAAACCATTTTTACTAACATCGCAAAGAGATTTAGCGGACACATTTGGTGATCCGATATTTAAAACAGATACAAACAATAATCCAATACATGCTGGAGAATTAAACGAATATGGATTACAAGCGGCATATTCATTATTAGGCGTAAGCAATAGGGCATTTGTTGTAAGAGCTGACATTGATTTAGGTGAGCTAGAACCAACAGCCGATGCACCAGCGGCTAATCCATTAGCAGGTACATACTGGTTTGATACTGACGGTTCAAATTACGGAATACAGCAGTGGAATAGTAATGCAATCAATACTACAGGCGGACAAACGTTTACTACCAAAGTTCCAACTGTAATCTTCAAGCAAAATGAAGTTGTAGATTATGATGCTGGAAATTATACTCCTTTATCAAGTATAGGTGCAATTGGTGACTATGTAATTGTTGCAGTTACTACAATGAATAAGTTATGGTACAAAAATGCAAGTGGCACATGGGTTGAAGTTGGAAGCAACGCATGGACAAAAAGCTGGGCTACTGTAAAAGGTACAAAGGCGAATCCATCATTTGCCGGTACAGCAGATATTACTATTAACGGTTCTGTAGTATCAGTAGGCGGTAACACTGTAAGTCAAATTGCTACAGCAATTAATTCTGGCATTGGCTTAGGTGGAGAAATATCAGCTGAGGCAGTAGACGGATTTTTAGAAATATATAGCACAGGAGCGAGTTCAGGTGCAGACGATTCAACATTAGGTGGTCCAATTGTAATTGGTGGTGATGCAACAAGATTATCTGAATTAGGAATCAGTGCAGGAACTTATTATCCTCCAGCATTGCAAATTTCAGCACATACTAGTGTGCCAGAATGGAAAAGCGGTGATACATATCCTCGCCCATCAGGTAGCGTTTGGTTTAAAACAACATTACCTAACGGTGGAGCAAAGTTAGATGTAAAATTATGGAATTCTACAACACTATTATGGGATGACATAGCTACACCATTATACGATAACAATGCAACTGCAATTTATAACCTAGATAGCACAGGTGGCGGCAGCAACTTAGCAATAGGTGATTTATATGCAAAAACAAACGTTGCAAACGACACACAACCTCTTGCAAACTTTACAATTTATCGTAGACAAGCAAGTGGTGCTACAACAATAACAAGTAGTGCAATTACAGGAACATCTCCAGGTGCAGGTACATTTACATTTACTATAGCATCTACAACCAAAGGAAGTTCTGCATTTAGTGCTCCAGTTACAGCATCAGTTACTACAACAGGAAGTGCAACAGGTGACTCAGTGTTAATTGCAACAGCTATTACATCTGCAGCTTCACAAAATGTAAGTGCTACAGTAGATGCTTCAAATAGAATTGTAATTACACATGCACAGGGCGGCGAAATAAAATTTGTTGATACAGATGGAATATTAAATGCAATAGGATTTAAACCTTTTGATGCAAATGATCCTACATCAACTGCTAATTTAGCATTTGTTGATGGAACTACAAATGCAACAAGTCCTAAGCAGTTTCAAGCAACTAACTGGCGTATATTATCTTACACAGCAAGTGCAGACGCTGTTACTTCATTAGCAAATCAAGGACAATTATGGTACAACTCAATTGTTGACGAAGTAGATATGCTTTGGCACAATGGTACTACATGGGTAGGTTATGGAGATTCTACAGCATATCCAAATGCAGATCCAGCAGGACCAATTGTTTCAGCAAGCATGCCTACACAACAAAGTGATGGTAGTGCTCTAGTGTCAGGTGATTTATGGATATCAACAGCAGACTTAGAAAACTATCCAACAATTTATAGATACAATGTAAACATATCTGGAACAACAGCTCAAAAATGGGGATCACCAATAGATTCAAGTGATCAAACTACTGAAAATGGTATACTGTTTGCAGATGCACGTTTCGGAACAGGCGGAGGAACAACAACAGTTGCACCAAGCGGGACAATTCCTGAATTACTTGCAAGCAATTACTTAGATCCAGATGCTCCAGATCCAGCACTATATCCAAAAGGTATGTTGCTATGGAACTTACGTAGAAGTGGTTTTAATGTAAAACGCTTTGAGCGTAATTATATAGATACTACATCTGTGAATAAAAGACAAGGCGATGTATCAATGGAAAACTATTATCCACATCGTTGGGTAACAGAGTCTGGAAACCAAGCTGATGGTTCAGGTAGCTTTGGACGTAAGGCACAACGTAAAGTAGTAGTGCAGGCGTTACAAGCTGTAGTAAACAGCAATGACGATATTAGAGATGACGAGTCAAGATTGTTTAATGTTATGGCAACTCCTGGATATCCAGAATTGATAGGTGAAATGATTTCACTTAACTTTGATAGAGGCTTAACAGCATTTATCGTAGGTGATTCACCGTTCCGTTTAACACCAGATGCAACTTCATTAAATGAATGGGCAACAAATGTAAACACAGCAGTAGAAGACAACGATGATGGCCTAGTAAGTAGAGATGAATACTTAGGAGTATTTTATCCAGCAGGATTTACTAGTGATAACTTTGGTAACAATGTTGTAGTTCCGGCATCACACATGATGTTGAGAACAATAGCACTAAGTGACCAAGTTTCTTTTCCATGGTTTGCTCCAGCAGGAACAAGACGTGGCGGAATAACAAATGCAAGTTCAACAGGTTTTGTCAATAGTGAAGGTGAATTTGTTAGTGTTGCATTAAATGAAGGACAAAGAGATACATTGTACTCAAATAATGTAAATCCAATTACATTTATTACAGGTGCAGGACTTGTAAACTTTGGACAAAAAACAAGAGCAAGAGGAGCAAGTGCTTTAGATAGAATAAATGTTGCAAGACTTGTTATATATCTAAGAAGTCAACTTAACACACTTGCTAAGCCTTACATATTTGAACCAAACGATAAAATTACTAGGGACGAAATAAAGCAAGCCGCAGAAAGTCTTTTACTTGAATTAGTAGGACAAAGAGGATTGTACGATTACTTAGTAGTGTGTGATGAGTCAAATAATACACCTAGCAGAATTGATAAAAATGAGTTATATTTAGATATTGCTATCGAACCTGTTAAGGCAGTAGAGTTTATTTACATACCTCTAAGACTTAAAAATACTGGAGAAATATCAGGACTTTAATCTGATAAATACTATTAATAGGAGCAGACTAAATGGCAATTTCAACATTATCAAAAATTACAGTCCCGTTAGCTAGTGGCGATTCCGCAAGCAATCAGGGACTATTAATGCCCAAACTGCAATACCGTTTTAGGGTATCGCTAGAAAATTTCGGCATAAGCACACCAACTACAGAACTTACAAAACAAGTTATTGACGTAACAAGACCTAACGTAAGTTTTGAACAAATGACACTAGATGTATACAACTCAAGAGTATACCTTGCAGGTAAACATACTTGGGAACCAATCACACTTAATTTACGTGAAGATGTAAACAACAATGTTCAAAAATTAGTAGGTGAACAATTACAGAAACAGTTTGATTTCTTCGAACAGTCGAGTGCGGCATCTGGACAAGATTACAAATTCGTAACACGTATTGAAATCTTAGACGGGGGCAACGGTGCTAATGTACCGACTGTCTTAGAAACATTTGAATTATATGGTTGTTACTGTGAAAGTGCTAACTACAATTCATTAGCATATTCAAATTCAACTGATCCAGTCAGTGTAACACTTTCTATACGCTACGATAATGCTATCCAATCACCACAAGGTACAGGTATTGGTACAGCAGTTGGACGTACAGTAAATACAGCAGTAACAGGCGGCGGAGCCTAATACAAAATCCATTTAGTCTAATTATAGGGGAGCTTTTACGCTCCCCTTTTTCTTTTATATACCTAGTTAATTTACATAGATAAATATTAGTATGGCAAATAAATTTAATTCATTACTAGATTCTATTGCGGCAGGAGCATTATCTCCTAAAGGAAATTTAGGTGACTGGCAACATGCTTCAAGGTTATATGTTGACAGTAACATGCGTCTTGCACCAAGAACTAAATTTAATTATCATGTTCAATTTGTTGTAACACCAGAAGGTGCAAGTCTTATACCTAAATTGTTTCAAGGAGGTCCTTTGAATGAAATAGGTATGCTAGTCAAGTCTGCAGATTTACCTAGTTACAGTGCAAACGTAGAACAAAAAAAGAAATATAATAGAATAAAAAATGTACAAACCGGAATACAATATAATCCTGTAAACATAGTATTCCATGATGATAATCAGGGACTAACTACAGCATTATTGCAAGCGTATTATAGATATTATTTTGCAGACGGCAACCAACGTATCAATAGTGGTAGAGCATATGCAGTAAAACCACATAATACATATCTTGGTACTGAAATGAACAAGTACAAATATGGTATGGACGTTTATAATCCAGGCGTACCTTTTTTTAAAGAAATTCGTATAAGCACAATGGCTAGAGGAGAATATGTTACTTTTACTCTTGTTAATCCAATACTAACTGAATTTAGTCATGACGATGTAAATAATTCCGATCTAAGTGGAACATTGGAAAATAGAATTAGCGTTGCTTATGAAGCAGTATTTTACGAAAGTGGAGCTGTGCAAGCCGGTGCTAATGGTTCTCCAACAGGCTTTGGACAAGACCATTATGATACAACTCCAAGTCCTATATCACTTGCTGGCGGCGGAGGAGGCACACTTGGTAGTGCAATAGAAGGAGCATTTAGCTTATATGATTTTATTGCCAGCGGAGAAGCATATGAAAATCCTTTATTAGCAGTTTTAATGGGTGCCAATTTAATAGGTAACATACGAGGACTGAGTAAAGAGGGTTTAAGGCAAGAAGGCTTCGGACTAATTACTGGGGCATTAGGGGCTGCCACAGGAGTAAATGTAAATGGCGTAGCACAAACATTATTTCCAAAAAATGGCGGCAAAGGCGGAAGTAAAGATCTACTTATAGCGGCTGCAGGTGTAGCGGCAGTAGGAGCATTTACTAAAGGTAAATCTTTACTTAAAAACAATCCTGCCGCTCTTGATAGTGCTATGCAAAAACAATATGTAAAAAATTATCAAGGACAAACAGGTGGATCAGTAGCACAGGGTAAAGCGGCATATCAAGCTATAAAAAGTAATCCAGCTGAAATGGCCGCATTAGAAAAAGCAGTAACAGGAACATAAGATGAGTAGTCTACCACAACAGCCTCAAACAAATGATAAAAGAGTAACAGAATTTTTTAATAATTATTTTAATGAAAAATTAGCATTTCCTTCTAACGAAGTTGATGCTGTTGTTGGGTTTTTTGAAAAAAGAGGATTTGAAAAAAATGCCGCAATTAGTACAACAACAACATTATTGAATCAAGCAAAAATAGATGAAGTAAAAATTTTCGAATTATTAGATACATTAAAAGGACTAGATAACATACAACTTAGTAGTGTAGTAACTGAAGTTTTAAATTACAACAGATTGAATACAAGCACATTAGGATTTAAGGTTTCTGGCAACAACGATACTTTAGAAAAACGTAATGTAGTGGTTTAATATGGCTAGATTTGCTCAAGGTAAATTTAACTGTAAATTTCCTGAAAAATATATTGGAACAAAAGTACCAACTTATAGATCAAGTTGGGAATTTGCTTTTATGAACTTTTGTGATTCTCATCCTGCTGTAGCAAAATGGGCAAGTGAAGCAGTAAAAATTCCTTACAGAAATCCTTTAACTGGCAAACAAACTATATATGTACCGGATTTTTTTATAGCATATGCTGATAAAGGCGGCAAACAAAAGGTTGAATTAATAGAGGTAAAGCCAGCAAACCAAGCGTACAGAGAAAAATTAGGTAGAAGTAGGGTAAATCAAGCATCTTGGATAGTAAATCAAGCCAAATGGGAAGCCGCATATGCTTATTGTAAGCAAAATAGGATAACATTTCGCATAGTAACTGAGGACGATATTTTTCACAACGGCCGTAGGTAACGATAAATACATGTGTAAATAAAGGTTACATACTATGACGAAAAAACTAGAAGAACTTTTAAACCTGCCTGACAGCAAAGAAATGATTCAAGATGCTAAAAATCAAGATAAGGCAAATTCAGCAGTTGTAGATCAAAAGGATACATTACGTGATATTGCTGAATTTGACAAAATTGCTAGTGCATTGCCTAGTGTTAAAGGACTAGGTGATAAAGCAGATAATGAATTAAATGATATAGCTGATAGAGCATTACAAAGTTATGAAGACCTAATGGATTTAGGCATGAATGTGGAGAGTAGATACAGTGGAAGGGTTTTTGAAGTGGCTGGATCGATGCTTAAAACGTCTCTTGATGCCAAAGTTGCGAAAATGGACAAAAAATTAAAAATGATAGAACTGCAACTGAAAAAAGAAAAGCTGGATCAAGATACGCCATTAGGCGGAGATGTAGTAAATGGTGACGGATATGTTGTCACAGATAGAAATAGTTTATTGGAAAAATTAAAAAGTATGGATAAATAGTTTATAATAGGAAAACGCCATGAAAACATTTAAATCATTTTTAACAGAGTCTGAAAAGACATATAAATTTTTTGTTAGAGTAGCAGGTGATCTGCCTGAAGGATTCGTCGACAAGATGGAACGAAACTTGAACAAATATGAATTACTTAAACTAAGTGCAGGAAAAAGGACACCAATACAAGAAAAACCGATGGACTTCCCGCAATTACAAAATTGTGAAGTTACACATTATGATGTAGAATTGAAATATCCTGTCACATCACACATATTAGAGTATTATCTAGTAAACTGTTGCGATATATCACATAGTCATCTAACAGTTCGTGGCGAACATGATCCTATTGAAAGACAGCAATCTGAAAAAACAGATGAACCTTACGAATCTATTTTAAACACAGAAGACATGGGCGGCGAATCAGCACAGCAAGATGTAGCTGGTGCAAGAGTTATGGATTTGCTTAAAGAGTTAGAAACAGCTAGGAAAGAAAGAGAAATTGATCCAATGGAAGGTGCACCAAAAGGTGAAAGTGCAGATATAAGTGATGACGTAAACACTAAAGCAGTAGTAGGTGGATAATATGAGCGATATCAAAAAACATATTAAGATAGCAGATGCTTTTGGAAAAGATGCTAAAGAATTAGACGAAGGATTTGTTGATTGGGTAACAAGCACTGTACAAAAAGTTTTAGGTATTGATGATGCGAAAGCAGATGAAATTGCTGGTCAACTAAAAGGTGATATGACTGCTCAAGAAGAAAAAGCTGCAGATGATGCAACAAGCAATGCAGAAACAAAGTCAAAGTCACTTACTAAAACCCAAAAAGACGCTATTGCTGGAAGAGGAGAATTTAAACCTACTGACCAAGAAGGTGGTGTTGCACAAGGAACGGATGCCGCAGATAAAGCTACTGATGCAGCGGATGATTTAGATGCATTTGGCGGACCAGGACCAGAAGTAGATACAAGCAAAGGCGATGCAGAAGATCCTTTAGATGCATTTGGCGGACCGGGTCCAGAAGTAGATACAAGCAAAGGCGATGCTGGATCTAATCTTGCTGGAAAATTAGATGTAAAGACAGCTAACTTAATGAAAGCATATAATGATGGTGGCAAACAGGCTATGCCTGCAATTAAGGATTTACAAACAGCGTTAGGTAGACTAGGACATAATCCAAACGGTATAGATGGAAAATATGGCCAAGGAACTTATAATGCAGTTGCCGCTTTTCAAAAAGCTAACGGATTAACAGTAGACGGACAAGCTGGTCCTAATACCATGAAGAAAATGCAAGAACTTCTGAAAGCTCAAAAACCAGCAGGTGCAGAAAAAGGCACAGATAACAAAGCACAACAGGACGCAACTAATCAAGCATCTGCAGATAAAGCAATGGATCCAGCAAATGCTAATTTTTCAAACGATGCACAAGCAACAGATCAAGGTACAGAACAAGTTCCGAGCAGATTAAGAATTAGACAAGTAATTGCTCCAGAAATTGAAAAGTTGTTAAAAATGGCGGCAGAAAGTGTTCAAGGCATGACTCACTATAGATTTATAGTTGAAAACCGTGCAATAGCAGAAAAATTAGATCCTCCGCAGTTAGCACAATTACAAAAATATTTAGACCAAATACGTGCATCTGCAAAAAGAGATCCTGAGGTAAGAAAAGAGTTTGGCGATCTTATCAAGCGTATGGAAAAAGCATTAAATCTTCCTTCGGCCTCACAACAAGCTGCAGATACATATGCAGGCGGAGATGCAAAAGGAGGAGAGTTTGCTAACGATCCTCAAGCTACAGTTGATCCAGGATTACAAAATCAACGTGGCTTTGATCCAAATGCCAAACAAGGTGTAGATGGTCCAGCAGATGATACAGCGGCAAAGAATCAAGCGGCTGCAGATGATGCTCAAAAGCAAGGTGATGCAACATATGCCAATGACCCACAAGCAACTGTCGATCCAGGATTGCAAAATCAAAGAGGATTTGATCCAAATGCAGATAACAGAGACGGTGACGACTTAGGCACAGCTCCAACAGCACCTAAAATTTCTAAAGAACTAGGTGTTAATGTCAGTCCAAACACTGGTAGGGCAGGTACAAATACTTTTAATATTCCTGATTTTAAATCAAAAGGATTTTATTTAGATGTTCCAGATAGCAAAGTACCAGGATCTGTAGCTAGATTATATGGTACTAAAGAACATCTAGAACAATTTAAAAAAGAAAGAAAAATAAAAAATAACGTGACAGCAATCAATACACAACAAAGCGGTGCTCCAGACGCGAATGCAGATGCAAAGGAACGCGGCGTACAAGTTGCAGAAAAGGAGACCAACATGAAGAAAAAAGTGAAAGAAGCATCAATGAATATTTCAATGAATGGTGCAAGTTCTGCAGAAGTAGCAGAATTAATTGCTATACTAAAAAATGCTGGCATGGAAGATTCAATGCCGAAAATGCATATGGAACCAGATATGCCTGAACCACCTATGGGAGATTCGCCATGTGGAATGGGAGAAGAAGCAGTAGATGAAGAATGGGATAATTCACCAGAAGAAACATATGCTGATCATCATACAATGACAAAGGATTTATCCGGTGGCATAAACAGAGAAAAACCTAAAGGCGCTATACGTGCAAAAGATCCAGCAGTTCATCAAACAGTAGAATCTAGTA